TCAGGCTGGCTCGCTGTCTTGGCTGAGGTAGGTCTCCATCATGCTGTCGATGGGAACCCACATGGCCTGGCGCCGCTTTCCGGTGTGCCCGCACTCGCTGCAGCCCGCATTGCCGTGTGATCCCATGCACCCACAATCACACGCGCAGCCGCTGCAGGTGTCGGTCCACTCTGCTGAGTCGTGAACGATGCCGCGGATGATCGCGAAGTTCTTGCGGCGATCGAGCCGGTGCCCGGCCAGGGCCTCGGCTTCTTCATAGGTGGCTGGGTGGTCGATCGGTGGCCACGGCTTGCCTTCGGGAAATTCCCGCCTGACGACAGTCCCGCTCATCCCGCAGCCCTCCAGTTGATCGGTTTAGTGTGCTGGCAGTGCTGGCACTTCCAGTGCCGCGCGCCGGGCTCGCCGGCGAGGTGCATGCTTTTGTAGTGGCAGCGCGGGGCGTCCTGCAGGCGCTGCTCGAAGGGTTGGCCAGGTAGGATGCCCATGGCGTCGGTACCATCCTGCACAATGGCGTTAGCGGTGCGCAGCACTTGGTCGTCGCTCGGGGTCTGGGCGAGGTTGGCCATCTTCTGGCGGTGCTCGACGCGGACCTTGTCGCGCATGTGGCGCGCCGCGTTGCGCACGGCCGCGGCGGTACCGTGGATGCGCAGCACCAGGGTGAAGACGGTTACCACGTACAGGTTGTCGTAGCGCGGCGTGGCGCTGCGCTCAAGCCAGCGGGGAAGGGTGACTGCTTTCATTGGTATGGCTCCGCATAGTCGACGTCGAAGAAGCCAAGCCGACCCTTCAGCGGCATGAACGGCAGGGGCTTGGGATCTTGCAGCACGAACCCCTTTTCGCCCATGTACCAGCGCGATTTGCTGTGATCGACGGAATCGACCAGCTCGACCGAGCCGATGATGCCGCCACGTTGCAGATCCTCAAAGGGTGGCAGCAGCGTTGCGTCGGTTTGCAGGGCGAAGTCGCGCGCGAACTCGTATTCCTTGCGGGTCATGCCTTGGGCAGCGTGTACCAGGAAGCGACCCCGAAACTTCGTGTGCCAGGTGCGGTTTTCGATGTCCTTGCTTCCGTGGATGATCAGCCAGGCCCAGGGCTGGCGAATGCTCAGGGCTTTCATGGCTGCTTGCTCCCGGTAAGAACTTCGCTGACTATTTCCCAAAGTTGCGCCGGCGACCATTGATAGCGGTCGAAATTGACATCTGGTTCTATGCCGATCAGGCATGAAGAGTGCGCGCCGCTTTGGCCTTCACCGCGCTTGGTCATAACCGTGGCCACGCGGCCATCACCACCTGGCTCCGTGCGGTGGTATCTGTAAGCTTGGCAAAAGTACGTTTCGCCCGCACTGATAGCTTCCCGATCAATTTCGGTCAGGTGAGCACGCCCATCAGGAACCCACGGGCGGCCTCCGCAAGAGGTGCGTGCGCCTTCATGCAGGTACAGCATGTATTCGCCGGCTTCAGCCAGATCTATGGCATAGCGAATGTTCACCTGCTCGCCGACCAGCACACGCGATGCGAAGTTGAAGCGGTGATCGTGAATCGCCGAGTGTTCGAAACAGTGGCGGCGTGGCAATTCCGGATGCCATACGTGCAGGCGCTGGTCAGCAGGTAGCTGGACCTGCACAAAGCCGAGGCCATGCAGGGTGATTTTGTCGGTCATTACGTCATCGACGATCATGGCTGCTCTCCCTGCTGGGCGCGGTGGGCGGCAACCATCGCCTTTGCCTTCGCGTAGTCAGGAAAGGCCGCCAGCATGTAGTCAACCGCATCGCACTGGCCGCCAAGGCCGGTGATCCGGTCGTAACCAGTGGCGATTGCAGATCGATATGCGCACACCATCGAGTCAAGAATTTCCACCAGCCCGGCCACGTCCTGCGAGACTGGCGGGTAGGCATAGAGTGGCCCTTGACGATCAATCCACTCTTGCACCTCCCCACCAGACCACATCTTGCGCAGCATGGTAGGGAATCGCAGGTTCGCCGCCTTCTGCTCACCGCTTACAGCGTGCGGGGCGGCGGCGAGCAGAGTGTCGGCCAGCAGATAGAGGACTGATTCAGCTATCCCGCTTTCGCCTTTGCGCTCAGCTGCGTAACCGGCGCAGGATTGCAAATGCTGCACGACGATGCGATTACCCTGCCTCTCGATACGCCACCCCTCCGGTATCGCCAAGCCCGCAGGCTGTTCCATGAAGAACGCCTGCACAGATGTGCGCATGCGGGTGAAGATGCTCTGCGCTCCCGATCCCAGGCGCGCCGCCTCGTCCTCGATCGCGCTGAATTGGTCGCGGAGGGCTTGCGGTATTGGATGCTTACTCATCGCTCTTCACCCAATCGGTAGGCTGGGCGTGCGGACGAAGGACTTCGCAGATGTCAGCCTCAAGCTCGGAGTGCTGCATTCGGCTCAGCTCGCCGGTGTCGATCACGCGGCGCAGCAGTACATCGCGCTCGGCCAATTGCTGGCGCAGCGCCTCGACGCCGGCGGCGATCGGCCCCCAGTTCGGCACGCCGCCCAGGATCTCGCCGACTTCGCGAGTGATTGCCTGCTGGGTTTTCGCCTCGCCGGCCCATACGCGGGCCTGTAGCAGGATGGCGTCGCGCTGGTTGCTCAGGAGCTCTTTCTCTTCGCCCTCAGCGCGGCCGATATCCCAGAACTGTTTTCCCCAATGGCCAGCCGGAGGAGGGTTAACACCTTGCTTGCCGAACGCCAGGGCGCCGACGATGGTGTCAATCAGGTCCTGTTTGTAGGCGTTTTCGCCGTCGATGCTCAGGCCGTTGCGGCGTAGCGCGGTAACCTGGTCATCTGCGCTCAGCGCAGGGGCTGCGCCGGCCTGGGCGATCAGATCGCGGATGGCGTTGTACTGCTCCTTGGTCAGGTACAGCGGGGTGCGGCCGTCTTCGTAGCGCATAAGTTGGTCGAAGCTGTGTTCGGTGAAATTGGCCAGGCTCTTCAGGGCTGACCCGGTTTTAAGCTGTGCCGGCTGCTCGCTGAACAGATCGGGCTCGTAGGTAGCCCCAACCGCTTCGGAAACGAAGGGCTCTTCAGTGCGGCGACCCCAGACGCAAATCGGGCCGTCCTCGGTGTCGTGGATGGACAACATGAACCAGCCATCGCCGGCCGGCCTTGAAGGCGTCCAAGCGGTGCATTCGACCTGGCCTCCCTCGCAGTAGCGCTCATGCATCTCGAAGTCGTCCGACTCCATATCAGTGGTGGCGGTCTCGATGCCGCGCTCGGTGCAGTAGCTGTCGAACTCCTCACGGGTGAAGTTATCGACATCCTCCCATTCAGGTTCGGTGAAGTACTGCGGGTGGGTGAACCAGCCGTCCTCGTCGCGGACAACCTCGACTGGCAAGATTGGTTTTATGGTCATAGGTCACCTCGCCGCATGGGCGGCAGTAGTTGGTGTGGGATACTGGAAGGGCTGCAGGCCTGCTGGCGCGTCTGGCAAGTTGGGCCGGTGGGCCTGTAGCAATTTGGAATGTGATTGGCTGGCGTGAATGTGCTGGCTGATTACACTTCGGTGAGGATCGACAACGAGAAGGAGCTCGCTATGCCCAACACCATCACCCGCGCCAAGATCTGCCGAGACACGGGCCTCACCGAAAGCCAGGTCGCAGCGTGGATCACGCATGCCGAGTCCTACGTGGACGGAAGTGGCTACCGGCTGTTCTTCAGGGTCGAAACCCCGGGCGAAATCCTTGAGCTGATACCGCCCCTTACTCGTGAGCACGCTCTGATAGTGGCCAACCTCTGAGCTATCCTGTCTCAGCGGTTCTGCCTGAGGTCTGCCAGCTTCCGCGTTAAATCCATCGAGCAACGCTGCAGCGCGCCGGCTTCCACCGGCGTGCGCTTGCCGGCGGACTTCTTGCGGGCGGAGCGCAGCGCCCGGGCGGCGCGCAGGCAGCGGGCCAATTCGAGAATCGTCTGGTCGAGGGTGTGAGCTTTCATTCCGAGGCTCCTGGGGTAATGGCAGGCAGAACCGGCATGCGCACACGCCGATGCGCCGGCCGGTGTGGCGGCAGTAGGTTGGGCAATTAATGGCTTGAAACTGGGGGCGTCGTGATGTCTTACGATTTTCGGAAACCCAGTAAAAAGTAAGGGCTTTGGGCAGGGCAGACTGGTGTGGAAAAAGCCCAAGAGGACGCTGTTGAGGTCGTGACAGCATCATCTGGGCGTCACCAACGCAGAGGCCCGAACCGCCATGAAAGACAACCTTCGCCAGATATTCATCGACGTTATTGTTCAGCTGATCGCCGATCTGATTGCCTGGCTTGTCCAGTGCACTGCTGGATTGCCAGAGTGTTCTGGGCTCTGCTGCAGCCTGGGCTTCCTGACGTGACTGGAGGGACGGGATCACAATTGCGGCTCCGTCAGCAGGTCCGGCCCCGGGGCTTTCGCCCGGGGCAGCGGCAGGTCGTTCTTGCGGAAGTACTCGCGCCGGGCGTCGAGCCAGGCCTTGTAGGCCCAGCCCGAACGCTCGCTGAAGGGGTACGAGTCATCGATCGCTTTGGCGATGCCGTGGGCAAACTTGCCCTCGGCCTCAGCCTGCTGGTGCACTTCGGTCATGTGCTGCCAGCTTGTTGCGTACCAGGTCATGCCGCCACCAGCCTGGGCTGGCTCTCGCCCCATGGATTGTTCGCCCTGGCTATCGCTGCCATCGGCGGCGGGCTGACGCTGTTACCGCACATGTGCACCTGCTCGCTGACGGTGAACTCTCGCCCGTCGTGACCGTGGGTGATGATGTAGTTCGGCGGGAAGCCCTGCGCGGCATAGAGTTCGTGCGGCTTCAGCATGCGCAGGTGGATATCGACGATCACGAACGGGTCGCCGCCGATCCACACGGTGACCAGAGCCAGGCGGTCCTTGGTTGTGATGGTGCTCACCGTGTCGCCCATGCCGACTACGTTCTCGCCCATTCCGTAGTACTTGATCAGGAAGGCAGCACAGCGCAGCGCGCCGGCTTCGTCATCGGGTGACAGCTGCAGCTCGACCAGCGCGGATTTCCCGCCGCCGCCGGCGGTGATGGTCGGCGCCGGCTCGTCCAGGCCCTGGCCGATGCTGTGGCCGAACTGGCGGGAGAGGAAAGCAGTTGCCGCGGCGTGGTGCTGGCCGCCGGCACTGATCGTGTGCAGCGGATCCTGCACGTCGCGCGAGTCGCAGTTACCTCGCAGATGCACCAGGTTGGCGGTGACCAGCTGCTGCTGGCTGCCCTTGTTGGTGACGGTGGTCATCGGGTCGGTTGCAGGCTTCGAATGGGTGGTGTTGTACCCGCCGTTGGCCTGGGCGAGAAATGCCGTGGCCATCGCCCGGTGGTTCTGAGCCAGCAGGCTGCCGATCGGCTGATCCACGCCAACAGGCTTGCCGCCGTACTCGGGACCACCGGCGCCGACCAGTACGGCGCTCGCCAGGGCGTGTTTCACGCCGCCGGCGACCACGGTACCGACCGGCTTATCCAGACCAGGCACGCGAGGCTCCTGCCCGGGGCGCTCGCCGTATCCAGTCTGGATCAGCGTGGCGCCTGCCATGGCGAATGAACCGCCACGCGGCCACGAGGTGACGGTGTTGAGCGGTTGATCGGCGGCCTGCACGTTGCCCACTGACCAGTTGGCGATCGGCACGATGTGCGGTGCGCACACAGCCAGCTCTCCGCGGTTGGCCGCGGTGATGGTGCGCAGTGGGTCGTCCAGACTGTGCAGGCGATCGGCGCCCTGGTGCGTCACCGGCACGATGAAGGGCTTCTTCTTGCCCAGCACTTCACGGTGGATGCCCTTGGCAATCCGGCGTTTGGTGGCTTCGGCCAGCTCTTTCTTGCGCCCGAAGATGCTCTTGCTCGGCACGCTCCAGTCGATGCACTCTGCCGCGGTGCGGTAGGGCCGCTGGCCTTTGCCTGGCTTGGCTGCGTGCGTCGGCGCCGGCCATACGATCGGCTGACCGTCGCGGCGGGCCACCAGAAACAGGCGCTCGCGGCTGGTCGGCGCGCCGAAGTCGCATGCCTTGAGGATCTGGTGTTCAACCACGTAGCCCAGCGCCTGCAGGCTGGCCAGGAAGCGATGCCAGGTACGGCCCTTGTGCTTCGGGTCCGGTACCAGGAACTGGTTGTGCCGTGGCACGCGTTCGCCGGGCTCAGCGATGCGGTTCACCATCTTGTTGGTGGTGGGGCACTTCACCTGCTCAAGCGTCACCACGCGGCCAGTCTTCTTGCAGCGCTTGGCGATCAGCGGACCCCACTGGCGGATCTGTTTCACGTTCTCGAGGCTGATGATGCGGGGCTTGGCGATGCCGGCCCATTTGTTCACCACCCAGGACAGGTCACGAATCTCCTTGCTGCGCGGCTGGCCGCCGGCGGCCTGGCTGTGGTGAGTGCAGTCGGGCGAGGCGTGGAACCAGCCGATCTGGCGGCCGGCGAGCACTTCGACGGGGTCAACTTCCCAGACGTCGGTCTGCAGGTGCAGCGCGCCAGGGTGATTGGCCTCATGCATGCTGATCGCCGCCGGGTTGTGGTTGATCGCGATGTGCACCGGACGACCAAGGCCCATTTCGATACCGGTGCTGGCGCCGCCGCCACCTGCGAACAGGTCGACGTTGATTTCGCTGGTCATGTCGTCGAAGGCCAGGCCGTATTGGGTGCGAAATTCCAGCGGGGTTGGTTTCTTGAAGGAGGTCATTCGACATTTTCCTTACAGAGCAAGCTCGGCCTGGCCACTGCGGTACCAGGTCGGTGCTGAGTTGTGGGATTCGATGCGATCGGCAATCACTGCGGCGCGCTGGCCTGCAGTAGGAGGGGGGTACATGCCGAATCGGGGAATGCTGCCGCCGTTGACTGCCGCGTTGGTGCTGTCAGCGCTGGCGAACGGCAGGCGGCTGAATATCTGTGGATCGAGCATGCGAAGGCCATGTAGCCGACATGCAGGACGGCCTTGGTCATCGCAGATGGCGTTCATCGCCTCGCTGAGACGCTTCCACCACGCGGCTGTGCCGGGGGTTGCCCACTGGCCTGAGCTACCAAGAGCTACGGTGCGCCAAGACCTTGCCAGCCGCTGTAGGCGTTCTACAGACTCGTGCAGGTGCCAGACAGGCACCCCTGGCAAATGGGCTGGCCACTGCTCGAGCAGAAGGTCGTTTGCGGACTCGTCACCGTCAATCACATCGGGAATCAGCGCCCAGTCGAAACCCGGGTGCAGTCGCCAGTCATCGACCCATCGAATGTAACCGTCGACGTCGAGTTGGCCGCCGCGCTTCCAGATGCTGAACGCGCCGTTGTCGAAGCAGAATGATTGGCACACTTCCGCTACGACTCCGATGTCATCCTGACGCGGGAACGGCACGAGCGCGTGCCGTCCGGTCAAGAACTTGGCTGCGTCGAGCCTGCCTCCTCCTACCGGGGTTCCGTGGTAGTGGATCATCACGCCGGAACCCTCACGGTTTCGATCTCAACGCCTTGGTGTACCGCGACGATGTGCTGCTCACCGCCGAAGCGCTGGTGCAGTTGGTCGGCGATCTCCTCGTGGTAGCCGCGTTTGATCAATGCGGTGGCAGTGCGGATGTGCTCGACGTGGATCATTGCTTTGGACTGGATTTCCAGCCTGTAAACGATCTGGTCGCCATCTGCCGGGCACTCAGAAACGAAGGTGTGGCGATAGATGTTCATGCCGCACCGTCCTGCTGCTCAGCATCGAGCAGGGCGAAGAGGTCGGGCATTTCCATTTCACGGGAAGCGGCGGCGCAGTAGGCGGCCATATCTAGGAAGTAGGGCGGGGAGAGTTCGCAGGCACGGCCGTAGCGGCCAAGCTTGATAGCGCGATACGGGGTGGTGCCGATGCCGCCGAACGGGTCATAGACCACCTCGCCCGGCATGGTGTACTGCTCAATGGCACGGTCGACGATGTCGAACTGCAGCGGGCAGATGTGCTGCTCGCGGCCCTTGGCAGCTTGGGTGCTGTTGAGGGTGAGCATGCGGGTGATATCAGTCCACACGTCTGGGTGCCAGCTCTGCGGCTGCAGCAGCATGAAGGTGCTGGGCAACCAGCCGGACTTGTCGACGTGCTCGGCGATCTTCACGTCGTGGCGGAAGTCGTAGACGTTCTGCAGGCTGTGGCGCTTGAACATCTGGAAGATTGCGGCCTGGTCGAGGCCATCCAGATCGTCCGGTATCAGCGGACGGTTACCACCGGATTTCATGTAGCCGTGCGCGTCGAACTGCCAGCGCGGGCGGGTGTAGGTTTCCTTGTCCTTGACCACCGGCAGGTCGGCGTAGCCGTTGCTGCGGTCGGTCGGTGGTTTGCGAAACAGCAGCAAGTACTCCGGCATGCCGGCTCCCTGGCGCGAACCATCCTTGCATTGCTCAGTCCAGCCCAGGCGGTATGTCTGGTTGTTCTCGCGCACCACGTCGGTGGTGATGGTCTTGCGGGCCAGGAAGCCGAAGCCGCGTTTGCGGAACGCTGCGACGCACTGATCGCTGAACGGATCCACTACCTGAAAACCCAGGCCGGAGATGCCGCTGGGGGTGATGCGGTCTTTCACGTGGATAGCGGCGACGCGGCCGGGCTGAAGCACGCGCAGCAGCTCGGGGATCAGGAAGTCCATTTGCTGCCAGAAATGCTCGGCGTCGTCGGTGTGGCCGAAGTCGTTGTAGCTGGGCGAGTACTCGTACTGGTTGCCGAATGGGATGCTGGTGCAGATCAGGTGCACGCTGTCGGCTTCCATCTGCTGGGTCTCCAGCACACAGTCGTTGTTCACGACGGTGTAGCGCTCGCCGGAGGCCTCGACGCGCTGCACGCCAAGCGAGCGCGCCAACTGGCTGGCCATGGCTGCGTGCGCCAGGCCGAATTCGCGGATGATCTGGGTCATTTTCTGTGCCTGCTGGTCGTGCTGATTCCACTTGCGCTCGAGCTGGCGGCGGATGTCGCGCTCGGCCTCGGTGTAAATCAGGTCTATGCGGACGCGCTTGGTCTGGCCGAACCGCTGGATGCGGTGCACGGCCTGGATGAAGTCGCGAAATTTGAAGCCGATGCCCAAGAACACGGCCTGGTGGCAGTGGCGCTGGAAGTTGCAGCCGGCGCCGGCGATGACGGGTTTGGCGGCCAACTCTGGGAACTTGCCGTCGCTGAATTCGACGATCAGCTGCTCGCGGTCATCCAGCGGCTGACTTCCGTAGACGCTGACGACGCCCGGGATGGCTGCCTCGATCGCGTGGCGCTCTGCTTCCAGGTCGTGCCAGATGAGCCGGTGGGCGTCAGGATTCTCGGCGCGGATCTGCTGCAGGCACGCGATGCGCGCCGACAGGCTGCTGCGCTTCACCTTGGCGGCGTCCTGCACGCCAATCGCTGCATTGGCGAACAGGCGGCCCTGGCCATCCTTCTCGGCGCCGGCCTGGCTGTGGTCGCTCGGCAGCTCGTGCCAGTGCAGGTCGAGTTCCGGCAACTGGTATCCGTCATCGCTGAAGCCCAGGTCACTGGGCTTCTGGACGAACAGCGCCCAGCTGGCCACCCACAGCCAGAACTCCTCTTCCTTGTGCGGGTGGATGGTCAGGCTGTCGGCCTTCTCGCTGTTGCGCTTGAAGAAACGGGTCTTCGCTGCGCCGATATCCATCACACCCAGGTAGGCGGCGTAGGCCAGCAACTCGATGTAGTCGTTCGGCGATGGGGTGGCCGTGGCCACGAACCGATACCGAATACCCTCGGACTTCACGCCGGCCTGGCGGTCGTCGCCTGCGAACAGCCGCATGAATTCGCGGAATGTCTTCGACCCGCCGAACCCGCGCAGGCAGTCGGCCTCGTCCAGGCTGGTGGCTACGAAGTGACGCGGGTCCAGCTTCCCGTCGCGAACGGTCTCGTAGTTGGTGAGGTAGACGCCGGTGGCGTCCGCCTCCTCGATGCTGCGGATGAAGCGCGGCGGCTCGGCCCAGCCCAGGCGCTCGACCGCATCGCGGCGGAACTCCTGGCGCACGCCCAGCGGAATGGTGATCAGCCCGCGGCCGCCGGCATGCTCGGCAGCCAGGCGTACAGCTTCCAGCTGGATCACGGTCTTGTGCAGGCCGAAGCTGGCGAACAGCGCGCGCCGGCCGCCAGCCAGCAGCCAGGGCACGATGGCCCGGCAGTGGGGCTTCATGCGATCGCTTACCAGCTCCGGCAGCACTTCGAAGCCGTAGGTCGGCGCCACACAGACCTTCTGCTGCAGGAACTTCTCGTAGCAGACGGTCATGCCGAGGCCTCCGCGGGATGGCCAAGACATTCACCCTTCGAGCCGACATGGTCGCAGCTCGGAATCACCTCATAGCCCTTTTCGGCGCACTGACGGGCGACGGTTAGCACCTCTTCGCCAGTCAGCGGGCGACCAGTTGCCCGGTCATGTAGGGTGCCGTCAAGCGCCCTGGGGCGGCGCGCACGGGCGATGACGTATGTTATGGCGAGGGAAACGTGGAACGTGGTGGCTTCGCGGATCATGCCGGCACCCCCGCATTTTCTGTGCGCCACTGCTCGAAGCTGATCGGCGTGTTGCCGGCAGCAAGGAAGCCCTGGTACTGCAGGTTCAGCTCCAGCGATTCCAGCAGCAGGGCCTGGCGCGCTTGGCCGGCCAGATGCGCCTCGATTGCCCGGACAATCTCGGTGTTCATGCTGGTGTACTGGTCACGTGCCATCTGCTCTACACGTGCACGCATGCCATCAGGCAAGCGAATTACGAACTTGTCGGCGTTGCGGGAATTAGTCATGGCCGATTACTCGTACAGGCCATAGCTGAAGTCCTGCGGATCGCAGTCGACTACCAACTTGGCGTTGCCGAAGTAGAGGGCGGCGATGATCCGCTCCCACTTGGTATTGATGCGCATGGCCACGCCGATCTTCTTGTCGTCGAGCTTTGCCGAGTAGACGTCGCAGATCTGATCGGACTCGCGCCACCGATCGCCGGTGTCGCGTTCTTCCTCGACCCGCATATGCACGGCGTGCTTGAGCTGGTATTCGCTCCGTCCGCTTCGTTGGTAGCCAGCCGATATGAAGGAAGATTCCGGCTCGGGATCGAAGTACAGGTGTATGAACTTGGTGCCGTACTGCTCGACTTCTTCCAGGCGAACCTCAGGCGCTTCCCAGCGGTTTTCGGCTGCCTCCTCCTTGTGGTCGTCGATGAAGGCCTGGATCAGCTCACGCAGTCCGTACTCGGCCTTCAGCACACCACCATCGCTGAAGATTTCATCAATCGCTTTGTGGGCGTTTTCGACCAGGCTCGATTCCACGCCGAGGGCGCTCCAGCGTTCTTTGAGCGCGTTGGAGATCAGGGCGTTGTAGCGGTCCAGTTCTACGAAGTCGCTTACATTGGCTGGCAAGGCCGCTTTCACGGCCTCCTTGATCATCTTGGTGAAGTCGCCGTAGCTGCGGAACGTGTCGTCAATGACCTCTTTGAACATTTTGTCGATGCCCGCGTCGATCAGCTCGGCCGGGCGCGCGCTGGCGGTATAGGCCAGGATACGATCGGTGAGCAGTTGCTGCAGAGTTTGCTGAGTCATGGTGTTTCCCTCGGAATGGTCGAAGTCGTGTGGTCGGGTCAGATACCGGTAGGGATGTCTTCGCCGCCCAGCGCTTCGAGCAGCGCCGGTAGGAATTCGCGGAAGGTGAGCATCATCAGGACGAAGGAGGCGTCGAACTGGCTGGCGTCGTCATCGCCCCCGTCGTTGCTGGCCTGCTCTTGCAGGAGGTCTTCGAACTTCAAGCGGCTGATGACCAGCTTGTCGTCGAGTACGAAGGACACCTTGTCCTGCCAGGCCATCGACAGCTGGGTGACCTGCTTGCCTGCACTGAGGTGCACCTGGATCTCTTCGCCGGTGAGGTCTTGATGCTTGGCGGCGATGGAGCCGCCGTCTTCGTGGGTGTCGCGCAGGAACGCCTGATCCAGCAGGTGGAAGTCGGCCGCGGCCTGCTGGGTCTTCAGCCAATCAGTGAGGGTGGCGGAGGGCGCGATCTTCACGGTGATGGGACGCACCGGCAGGCTGCCGATCGCTTCACGCAAGGTCGACAGCAGATCTTCGGCGGCTTTGGGGCTGCTGGAGTTGACCAGCACCAGGCCCTCGGCCGGCATGATTGCGGCGAAAGTGGCCTTCTTGCGGGTGAACGCGCGGGGCAGGAACGCCTGGATGATCTCGTCCTTGATCTGGTCGCGCTCCTTCCGGAACACCTTGCGGTTCTGGTCGGCTTCGATTTCCTCGACCTTCTCGCGCACGGCTTCGGTTACCACGCTGGCGGGCAGCAGGCGTTCTTCCTTGCGGGCGGCGATCAGCAGGAAGCCCTGGGCTTCACGCACCAGGGGCGCGTCTTCGCCTTTGCCATAGGGCGAGACGAAGCCATAGGTGGCCAGCTCCTGGCTTTCACAGGGGCGGGCGGGCTTCTGGCGTAGTGCCTGTTCGAGCGCTTCTGTTGTGAACTCGACAGCTTGGGTGAGGCGGTAAATCAGGAGATTACGAAACCACATAGTGATGATCCTCAGGCTGCGTTAGGGCGGTTGGTGAACGAGAAGTCGTGCGCACGGCAGATGCGGTCGAGGCGGTCGCAACCGATCTTCAGTTGGCGGGATGCGGCGTAGCGGGACAGGCCAATGAAGGCCATGGCCTTGGCGCGCTCGACCAGCGCGCTGTCGTCGGCGGTGGTGCCGAACGGGCGGCCACCCTTGCGGGCAGCCTTTTGCGATTGCTCTTCACGACGCGCCGGGGTGATGACGGTCATGCTGGATGCAGTCCATTGGCGATTGCTGAGCGGACGCTGCTCGATTGGTGACTCAATGACCTGCACGGCCCCAGATTTGGCCATCATTGCCGCCAGCCATTGGCGATCGGCTTCCTTGGATGACGGGGTCGGCAGGTTGAGTGTTGTGAGATGGTGCATGGCTGATTCCTCAGTGAATCGCGACGGAGTTCAGGAACTGCTGGCAGACCTGGCGGGCGAACAGGCAGCGCGGGATGTCGAACAGGCCGAAATGGCACTCGTCGGGCTGCAGCCCCATCTGCTGGCCGAGCCAGGCATAGGCCGCAGAGCGCGACATGTGGCCGTCACGCCAGATCCGTTCGAATGGTTTCTTGCTGCTGCTGCGCGCAAGGCGTAGCGGCTTGTTGGCCAGGGTGCCCAGCGGCAGATCGGTGCCCGGATGCAGGCCGATGTAGGCGAAGCAATCGCGGCAGAGGTAGGCGTAGGGCCACTCGCCGTAGCTGGTGCCGTTGTAGATGGCGGCGTTGTCGACCAGCTCGATGCGCGTGCCCTGGCAGCAGTTGCACTGGGTCGGGATTGGCAATGCGTCCCGAATGCGCAGCAGACGGCGGCGGCTCACCACCGGCAGCGGAGCAGGGGGCACGATTGGTTCGGGGCTGTGGGCGCGCGGATCGATCATGGTCGACGCCTCAGGCTGCTGCTGGCATAGCAACGCCCTGCAGGGCGAAGTAGATGCGGGCGCAGGCGAGGGCGTCAGGCATGGCGCGGTGCGCCTCGGTCAGATCCTCGCCGGTGAAGTGCTTGTAGGCCTCGGCCAGGGTGGGGAGCTTCTTGCCGGGCAGGTTCAGCACCGGGCGGGACTCGTAGCAGGTGCAGAACTTCGTGGTGGAGGTCTTGAACGAGTCGGCTAGTTCTTTGCTGTGGTAGCGGGCGATGGCGATACGGGCGATGCGATCGTCGAAGGTGGCGTTGTGGGCGGCGCGGATGCCAGCGCGGGCATGGATCGACAGGAAGCCTTCGAGGGCTTCGATTTCCGGGATGCCTTCGTCCATGGCCTGCTCCATGGTGATGCCATGGATCGCCGTCATCTCCTCGCTGATCTCCCAGCCGGCCGGGCGGACGATGGCCTGGAAGCGGTCGATGATGTTGCCGGAGGCGTCGCACAGCAGGGCGGCAACCTCGACGATATGGGGCTGGTGGCCGGCTTCGCTCGGCTGTTTCCAGTCCGGGATGCCGGTGGTTTCGAAATCGAATACGTTGGTATCAGTGCTCATTTTGCTGACTCCAGGGTGTAGGAACCCCAACCCACGCCGGAAGGCCGGCGCGGCGGGCAATTCAGGGTTGGTTAGGCGGCGCGGTTGACGGGCTGGGCGATGACGCCAGGCAGTTCCAGGGCGGCGCGCTTGTCGTTGGCCAGGCTGTCGAGGGCGAGCTGGTCGATGATCAGCAGATCTTCAGTGCCGTAGCCGGCGGCGATCGCTGCGATGAGGGCGGACTTGTCGGTAACGACGGCGCGCCACTGGCGGTTGTCCTGGGCGATGCGTTTCGCAGGAGCAGGCTCGGTGACAACTGCCTTCGCTGCGGCCTCGGCAACCGGTGCAGGGCTTTCTTCGGTGGGAACAGCTGGCAACAGGGCAGCGCGCTCACGCTCAAGCTGCTCGCGCTGCAGGCGCATTTCTTCCTGTTGGCGCTGGATATCCTGCTGCTGGCGCTGCATTTCCGCCTGCTGCTCGTCGAATTTGCGTTGCAGCTCAGCGTGCTCGGCCTCTGCCTTCTGGCGCGCCTCCTCGGCAACCTCGAATTCCAGGCGGTCGGACAGCATCTGGGTCAGCTCGTCCATGGCGTTCTGGCGTGCGGCCACGGCTTCCTTGGTGAGGTCGTAGAAGTCGTGCATCGCGTCGATCTCGCCGACGCGGTCGAGCATGTCGGTGATTTCCTGGCTCGACTTGCCGCGCACCAGGCCGGGCATGGCCACGATGGCGTCGACCTTCTTCTGCAGACGCGCGATTCGTTCCTGGCGCTCGCGCTCGATGCGATCGTCGACCAGCTTTTTGGCTGCCTTCATCGGATCTTCCAGGGCGACCAGCGCGGTGGTGATGCGCTTGGCCTCGGCATCGAGGATGCGGCCGGCCTGAAGGTGTGGCTCTTTGGCGGCCTTGCGGGCGGCTTCGAGCTTGGTGCGCAGGCCGGTCAGCTCTTTGATGCCATCCTTGACGAAGGCATAGCCTTCCTCGGTGTTAGCATCGGGCACGGTCTGGTAGCGCTCGCGCAGGCTGGCGAGGGCAGCATCGGTTTTGCTGTATTCGGCTATGTTGACTTTGCCGGTCTTCAGATCCACGTCATTGGCGATAGTCATGGCGGTTACTCCGGGGTGGTGAGACGTGCGGATGGATATTTCTCGTCGAGGAAGGCCATGCGCTCAGCCGCCGCCTCGTTGATGCGTTGCTCGATGTCGCTTGGGTCGTAATTCACGACCTCAGCTTTTTCGCGCGCCTTGGCGCAGACGTTTTTGCGGAGCGCTTCCAGGGCGCGCTGGTTGTTGGCCTTGCCCAGGATCTGGATCTGGGTTTCGACCCAGTTGCGGAATTCGGCCTTGGCTTCGCTCAACACTTCCTGAGCGCCGTCTTCGCCGGCTTCCTCGAGGCGCTGTTTCAGCTTCAGGCCTTCGAGATAAACCTCGTCTTCGAACATGCCCAGGTGCACGTCAGCGCTGAAGCCAACGAGACTCAGGGATTTCTTGATGGCGTCAGTGAGGCTTTTCTTCGGCGCGTCGAAGTCGGTGTATGGGCCGAACTGGCTCTTGCGAACGAACGGAGTGTGACCGTAGTGGGTCACGTGGTTGCGCTTGCCACCGCGGACGTACCAGAGCTTGATCTGGATGGTGTGCACCTGCTCGTAACCAAGCAGGATGCCGTCCTTGCCGGTGATGGGGGCGCCCTGATCGAAGCGATCAACCAGAATGTCGTAGCCCCAGCCCTTGCCGATTGGGCCGAATGCCTCGGTAGCACGCTGCACGATGTACATGCCGTTGATGCTGGTGACGGGGCGGCCGTCCAGTTGCTGGGTCTTGGTGTACTTCTTGTCGGTGGTTTTCACCGAATCCCACAGCTGCATATGCGGGTTGGATTTTTCCAGGGCCATGGTGGCTCTCCTATGCCGCGACGTTTGCGCGGGCGTTCTTGCGTTGTTCGATCCACCCTTCGATTTCATCGAGGGGCCAGGCAACTGGTGCGCTGCGCGCGTCGGAACCGCCGATATCGACGGACTTGGGGAAGGTGCCGGCGCCCATGCGGCGATAGATCGTCGCGCGAGACAGGCCGGTCATCTTCAACACCTCCGGCAGGCGGATAAGCGTGTTGGCTGGTGTGGCTGTGGACATGTGGGTCACCAATTGGCGATGCGATCGGCCAGGCCGAGCGCGACAATGAAAACGATGAAGAAGCCGAGTGCTGCGGCGAAGCTGCGCCAGAGCACGATGCGTCGGGCTCGCTGGTACTGGGTCATGGCGCGCACTCCCCGCTGATCAGGTACACCTGGATGGCGTCCATCAGGCTCGTATCACCGGCGAAAAGGATCACCAGTAAGGTCAGGCAGACGCAGAACACGCTGTCACTCATGCCGGCACCTCGCAGGTGATGAACCAGGTGCCGCGGCGGCGCACAGTGCGTTTGATCTGTGCGGGGCTGGTGAGCCCTGCCGCGATCGCCAGGGCCATTGCCTGGGCGAACTGCTGGCCGGTAAATGGCTTAAGCACGGCGAGCCTCCTGGTTGTCTGCGATGTCTGCCTGACGGCGAAAGTCGTCGTGCTCGGCATCGGTGATCAGGTTTTCGGCATACGCCAGCTCGATCATTCCGGTGGCATAGGCGAAGTTGATGGCGCGGTGCTGGACGCTGGCGCATTGACTGCGCGCCAGGTCGGCGATCGCGCGGCGGATGAGGCGGCGGGAAGTCTCAGACATGGTCGAAATCCCACTGGCGATACAGTTGGCCGCCTTCGCCGGCGTACAGCTCGGCTTCCGCTTCTTCTTCCTGCTCTTCAGTGCTGAGCGGGTCGAGGTAGTCCGGGGCGCGAGGATCCAGGCGAGTGCGCCATTCGTTGTGAGTGTTCACTGGGGCAGCTCCTGCACCAGGGCGGTAGCGATGCGGCGCTCGACTTCAACAGCCACGAACAGCTCTTGGCACTTGTCGACGTGCTGGCGCAGCCACTTCAGAGCTTCACCCTGCAGGCTGTTGTCGCGGTGAATTCGGGAAAGGCACAGAGCGACAGTGGTGTCACTGTCCAAGCTGGTGGCGCAGAAATCGGCGAAGGCACTGCACAGGGCAGGATCGCCTTGCTGGATCTCGTTCACGACAATCAGCTTCAAGGCATCCAGCGAACGGACGCGCTGCTGTTGACGATCCAGCTCGCTCAGGATGACTGAGGGTTGCTTCTTTGCTGAGTCGATGATGCTTTGGCTGAGGTACATAATTGCGCTCGCTGCTTGCGTGGTACGCCATAAATTAGACGTCCCACGCCAATGGCGTCAAGCGCATTTTTTTCGCAGGCCAAAAAAAACCCGCCAGCGGCGGGTTTGTTTTATCGGCTTAGATCTACACCAGCTTCTCCAATTTGGAGATAACAACACCAGAAATCGAGGCGTCTTCATGGATCTGGATGATGGGCTCAGGCCATGAGGGGTTGAGCGCCTTTAAGTACTGCTTGGCGCCTTCGATGACGAGTTGCTTGAAAGTGGCTTCTTGATCGTCATCCAATTTTGCAATGATCAGCGACTTGTTAATCGCGGGCCGATCGGGATCCACAAAGATAAAGTCGCCATCGCGAAAAGACGGTCGCCCGTGCGGGTTGTACATGGATTCGCCGCGAACCCTGAGAACGTAAGTCCTTGGCCCGTGCGCCACAGGGCAGGGTATCCACTCCTCTGCGTCGCCTACTGAATAAACGTCGACCACTTCATTCCAGCATCCCGCTTGCACCCATGAGATCAGGGGAACCATGCCCCTGATGCGTGGGCCATCCTCAACATTGGGAGGCTCAGTGGTGCTTATGTTGATACCCAATGCATCGAATGCGGCCGCCAGGGGCGTGGAGTTCATCGCCTGGGTGCCGCGTTCAACGCGCGAAAGATTGCTCGCATCGAATTCCACTCCACGGCGGGAGAGTTCATCGACGAGCTGTTGAAGCGTCCAGCCCTTGGCCTTCCGCGCATTTCTGATGGTCTGTCCGAAGTTCATGTGTGCATTTTTTCAGTGGATTGCGGCTGACGCAAAGCGTACGGCGCCATTTTTCTTGCATTGGTATTGCGTCCGACGCACACTTATTGGGAGATCAACTGAGCGAGACTCGCTATGACTCCCTTGAAAAAAGCCAGATTGAACCGCGGCTGGCGCCTCAGCGATGTGGCGACCCGCCTGGCCGACCATGACTGTTCGCTTGATGCCGCGAACATATCCCGGATTGAGCGGGATAAGCAGAAGGCCTCTCCCTCCATTGCGGAAAAACTCTGCCTGGCATTTGGCGGTGAACTCACAGAACTCCAGATCCTTTACCCCGAACGGTTTATGGAACCTGCCCCGAAAGCGGTGGCATGAGGAGCGATGCATGTTTCCCCCTGTGAAAGAGAACGAAATCAAAGCCCGATTCGATGACGAAACCCTCGACCGGATCCTGGAGCAGTGCCGTAAGCAGCGGAAACGCCGCGCGGTGCTGATCCGGGAAATTGTCGAGCGTTGGCTCGATGAAGAAGAGCGTAAGGCAATTAGCAATGCGGCCTGAAGGCCCGCGGGAGGCCCTGTTGAGCAGTACAACACCAAGCGCCGGTCGAGACCTGGTTGCCCAGGCGATCGGCGAGATGACAACGGGCGAGCGAACGCGGCTTGAAGCTGCTGCGCGCGCGGCTGGGCTCACGGTTGAGCAGGCTGTTGTGATGGTTGTCAGCGCATCGCTCGCAGGTGAGGGGCGCTGATGGATTGGCTCAGGTGGTGGCACGGGACTGTAACTGACCCGAAATTTCAGCGCATTGCACGTATGGCCGACTCGACTGTTGGCGAGGTGCTGGCTGTATGGGCGTGCCTTCTTGAGAGTGCAAGCTCGGTGCCGGAGTGTGACGCGACTGTGACGCCTTGTGACGTCACATGTGACGGAGGTGACGCCCCTGTGACGGCTGTAACGCGCGGTGACGTGTCGAATTTCGACTGTGACGATCACGATGTTTTGTTGGGCTTTTCCGATGGCAAATGCGCACGGATCGTTGCCGCGCTGACTGAGCGGGGAATGATCTCTGCAGGCCGGCTGGCAAGTTGGGATGAGCGTCAGCCTGCGGTTCGTGATTCCTCGGGCAGGCGCCAGAGCTCAAGTGCGGCGCGGACTGCAGCCTATAGAGCGCGGAAAAAGGCGCTGAATGGTGTGACGCTCGGTGACGGTCACAGTGACGACACTCCTGTCACAGGTGACAAAAGTGACGCTGGTGACGCACCAGAGAAGAGAAGACTAGACAAGAGTAGTAACCCCCCTAGCCCCCCTGTTGGGGGAAAGGCGCCCGGCAAGGCCAGTCGCAAGCCGCAGCCGAAGGCCAAGGCCGCTGCGCCTGCCGTGAAGTCGGATCGGGCCAAGCCCAAGCGTGCCTTGCCACTGCCGTTCCTGATGTCTCCCGAAATGCTCGCTTGGGCTGCCAGTAAGGCGCCTGCGGTGACGCTCGACCGTGAAACCGAGCGGTTCATCGATTACTGGACTGGCCAGGGCGGCGTGAAGGCTGACTGGCCCGCTACCTGGCGCAACTGGATGCAGCGGGCGCAGGACGATCTGGAGCGACGTGGCTTGGCCAAGCAAGCGGCGAAGGGCGACGGCAGTGACACGAGCTGGATTCACGAGGAGGACGGCGTATGAAGTCCGCCACCGAAGTGCTGAAAGTGCTGCCTAACCTGCCCGCTGCGCAGGTGGATGATCCCCGGGCACGCAAACCCACCGACGAGACCGCACGCATCGTAAACACGCTGTTCGATGAGCTGCGGTCGATCTTCCCAGCCTGGAAGCAAGCTTGGCCGAACGATGCAGCGGAGAAGCGAGCGAAGCGCACCTGGGTGAAGGGCTTCATGCGAGCTGGTGTGACGACGGTCGAGCAACTGCGCTATGGCATCGAAGCCTGCCGGCTGATGGATACCGACTTCGCGCCCAGCGTGGGCAAGTTCGTGAAGCTGTGCGTGCCTACGGCGGCAGATCTGGGCATTCCCTTGGATGACCACGCCTGGCGCGAGGTGGTGCGCAACTGCGCCAACCCTGGCCATCACACGTGGAGTCACGAGGCTGTTCGCCTGGCTGGCTCGTCTGTGGGCTGGTTCAACTTGCGCTGCAGCAGCATCCCCGAGGAGACGCTGCGCAAGCGCTTCGATCACGCGTACTACCAACTGCGCCGGCGCCTGGCCATGGGCATGCCGCTCGAGGAGCCGCGCCAGGGCATTGAAGACCAGAGCGGGCAATTGACGCCAGAGCAGGCCGATCGCCGTGGCGAGCAGGCAGTGCAGCACCTCATGCGCGTGCAGGGCCTGGACAAGATTTCTGGCGAGGAAGCTCGCCTGCAACTGCTGCAGAAGATGCGTATTCGACGTGGGGAGGTGGAGTGATGGCCGTGCCTAAAGACAATGAGCCTTTGGCGAAAATGGCTCCCGGATACCGTGAGATGCTGGAGCTGGCGGCGAGGGCCGCCGGTTACGAGATCGTGATCGATGAATTCACCTTCGACTACGACATCTGGCTTGGTGACGAGTGCTGGGATCCTCTTACGTGTGACGGCGACGCGCTACGGCTGGCAGTGAAGCTGGAAATCAACATCTTGCCGACCATGGAGCAGGCGAGCTGCCGCAATCCGGAATATACGGGCTGGATCAACGAGGATGCTTCGCGCGATCCGTTCGCTGCCACCCGCCGCGCCATCGTCCGTGCTGCCGCTGAGATTGGGAGCGCGATGCCATGACGAGCACAGCGACAGCCACAACAAGTAAGACAACAGCCAAGGCGGCGGCCAAGAAGCGCGCCGTGCGGCCGATCTACATGGTCTGGCGGAAGGTCATCGACGAGCAGACCGGCGAAATGCGCATGGGCCTTTGCGCCGATAGCAGCATCGACCAGTTCCTGTGCCGTGAGCGCGAGTACCGCGCCGGCGACCAGGTGCGCTGCGAGATCAAGAAGGCTCGTAACGTGAAATTCCACCGACTGGTGCATGCCCTCGGCCGCATGGTCAGCGAGCAGGTGGAAAAATTCCACGGCCTGGACGCCCACACCACGATCAAGAAGCTGCAGCTCGACGCCAGCGTGTGCTGCACCTACGAGGCGTTCGACATTCCCGACCTGGGCCGGGTGATGCGCCAGATTCCTGAGTCGATCAGCTTCGACTACATGACCGAGGAGCGCTTCCGCGAGTTCTGGCGCGGCATCTGCCAGCACCTGATCGAGAAATACTGGCCCGGGCTGACCGAGGAAGCGATCGAGCAGATGACGGGCCTGATGCCTGGGGAGCGTGAGCAGTGAGCGTTCTTGATCATTTCACTGACGATCAGCTGTTCGAGGAGCTGGTGCGCAGGCGGAACAGCGCGAAGAGCAAACGCCAGCCAGCGCGCTGGTGTGAGCAGTGCCTGAACTTCCGCACCTGGACAGGCCGCGGCGAAGTGCCCGACGACTACAACCCCTGCGCCATGAAGCATCACATGGAATTTCACACGCCCACAGCCTGGCAGTCGCCCGAGTGCTACGGGCATTACCGGACGATCTGCACCGATCGCCAGGAGTGCCCGGAGTGAAGCGCACCGAACTGAAGCGAAAGACGCCCCTGAAGGCCAAGGCCAGCGGCATCAAGCCGCGCACACCGCGGCAGAAGACCTGCGCCAACCCGGTGTGCGGCCAGAAATTCACGCCGGTACCGGGCGCGATCGGCCAGAAGGTCTGCACCTGGCAGTGTGGCCTGGCCATCGCAGATCAGCCCGAAAACCAGAGGAAGGCGCGCGTGGCCCTCGAGCAGTTGGAGCGGCGTGAGATCCAGGTGCGCAAGAAGAAGCTGAAGAGCAAAGGTGACCACACGCGCGAGACTCAGTCCATCTTCAACGAATGGGTTCGCGAGCGTGACCGTGGCCTGGGCTGTGTTAGCTGCGACGCAGAGTCGAGCGATTCTGACTTGCTCACCGGCAGCCGCTGGGACGCCGGCCATTACCGATCCGTTGGCGCCTGCCCGGAGCTGCGTTTCGAGCCGCTGAACGTCCACCGCCAGTGCGTGAAGTGCAACCAGTACCTGTCTGGCAACGTGGTCGAGTACCGCATCCGCCTGGTGAAGAAGATCGGCGCCGACGCGGTTGCATGGCTTGAAGGTACGCACGAGCCGAAGAAATACACGATCGAGGATCTGCAGCAGATCAAGGCCCATTACCGGGCGCTGCTGCGCGAATTGCAGAGGGGCCGTGCGTGAACGATCCAGTTTTTCAGGCCTGGCTGGCCGAGCAGTACCGGATCCTGCGCGAGCAGGGGCTGATTCGATGAACAAGGGGGAGGGGAGCATGGTGAAGCGCACATCGTCGACACAGATCGTGCTGGAGGCGCTGCAGGATCTGCATGCGCAGGAGCAGATAGTCACGCGTGAGGCTCTGTCCGACGTCACCGGCCTGAAGGTGGCTGTGGTGGATGATCGGCTGAAGTCGCTGGTGGCTGATGGGTTGGTCGCCCGGGTGCAGCGCGGTATCTACGTGCCGGTGGAGCAGCACCCACCGGCGCGCCAGATCAGCAAGACGATCCTGCCTGACGGCACGGTAAAGATCGATATCGGCGATGATGTGCTCACGCTGACGCCGCGGGAGGACCGGATGCTCGCCAATCTTTTTGCCGGGGTGACGCTACAGTCGGCGACAATTGAGCTGGGGCATCAGGCGGCGCTGATGTCTGGGACCATGAACTCTCGGCTGAATCGACTGGAGAGGATGTTGGTGCGTGCTGTTGCTGAGGGCGGCGAAGCAGAATGAGGCAGAAGTTGTTCGTTGGGTAGAGTGCGTCTACAGTCGGTTCGTCATTTCTAGTATTGGATGGATCCACTATGTCGCTCATGCAAACAGACAAGTTGTCGTTGTTGAAACAGGATGGCACGCGTACAGACGGTATCTTGGGGGTTGTTACGGCAAAGGGGATTTTCTTAGAAGTTAGTCAGCCCGGCGTGAAAAAGATGCCGCGCGTCGAGCCTGGGGATCTTTTCATCCGATTTACCTCAGTTGGCGATGAAACCTACGAGGTGCTTGATCCGCGATTCTACGAGCTGGAAGCAGGGCTCACTGACGCACACTACCAGTGCAAGGTGAAGAAACTGGGTGTGCCGGAGGCAAAGGCCGCGGTACAGAGCATCACATACAATGTCAGCGGGAATAACTCCCGAGTGAACGTCAATTCCGTAGACAACTCCGTCAACACCGTGAACGTCGATTCCCAGGTGACACAGCTCATCTCTGACATCCGCAATGCGATCAAGGCAGCCGATTTGCCGGCATGCGATGCGCAGGAAGCGCTGGAAGTCGTGGATATGGTCGAGGAGCAGTTCCAATCAGCTAAGCCTAAGCGCTCAGTGGTGCGTGCACTTCTGCAGTCCCTGCCTACAGCTCTGAGTGTCGCATCCTCAATTGCTGGGATAATGGCAGTATTTGATTAGTTGGATGTGAATTCCCGTTAAGGAGCTGGCAATGCAGGAACGGTATGGATATTCCATTGTGTTAGAGGGGCGCCACAGTCGAGGATTCGCATGCGAATTCAAGCCGGTGAATACAGACTCCTTGTGGAACAGAGACACGTACATCGGTTTCTGCGCACTGACCCTCGTCCGTAGTACGTTCGAGCGTGCAGACTATTTGTTTGATGCCTCTGGGCATCTGCTGCAGATCACTGTCGTTGATGGGAGTGGGGAGCGTGCCTGGGACCCGGTTAATAACCAGGATCAAGCGAGCCAGGTTCTAGGCTACAGCGCTTCTGATGAGAAAGCTGAGCGTAAAACACAGATTTACAGCCTTATTCACGACCAGCATCCACAGACCGTAGTAGTCCCCTTTCTTAGCGACCCCTTGTAGGGTTCGACACTCCCCAGGCCACCCGGAAAAAATCCGGGTATGGCCAAAGAATTCCAGGGCGCCAAGCCCACCCCCAAGAAGACCCCGAGTAAGCCGGTAGCCAAGAAGGCAGCCGGCTCGTCTGCGCGTGCGCGTAACACCGTGAAGGTGCATAACGCTGAGGTGGTGCTTACCGCTCTGCAGGTGCGCTTCGTTGAGGAGTACCTGGTAGACCTGAACGCAACCCAGGCAGCTATTCGTGCTGGGTACAGTGCAAAGACTGCAGGGGTCGTAGGTTGCGAGAACCTTACGAAACCTAATATTCAGGCTGCGATCGCTGAGGCCAGGCAGAAGCAGCAGGAGCGCACCGAGATCACGGCTGATCGCGTTCTGCGTGAGGCGTGGAATCAGGTCACGGCTGATGCTCGCGAACTGACCGAGCTGATCGTGGTGTGCTGCCGTCACTGTCACGGCGATGGACACCTGCGGCAGCGCACAGAGATCGAGCGCGACTATGCGTATGCGCTCTGGGTGGCTGAAGGCGAAGACCCTGATGCATTCCCCGAGGACGGCGGCGTCGGCTTCGATTCGAACCGCGAGCCACATTCCAACTGCCCGGAGTGTGGCGGCCATGGCTACCCGCGTGTGGTGCTGAAGGACACGCGCAAGCTCTCCCGCGGCGCTGCATCGCTGTTCGCCGGCGTGAAGCAGACGAAGTACGGCATCGAGATCCAGATGCACAGCAAGGATGCGGCCATGGAGAAGCTGTTCAAGCACCTGGGCCTCTACGAGAAGGACAACCAACAGCGGGTCGACCCGCTCGCCAGCCTGCTGCACTCGATCGCCAACGGTAATTCGAACGGTTTCAAGCCAGTGGCGAAAGACCCTGAGCATGGCGAGGACTGATCATGGCCATGCGCGTGGTGCACGACCAGCCGCTGCAGCCGCTCCCCACGAATGCCGAGGAGTTGGCCAAGTGCCTGGCTGACCCGGAATGGCGGATCTTCTCCGGCTGCCTATACAAGATCATGGTGAAGGGCGACGACAAGCTCGACGAGGACGGCAATATCGTCGAGCAGGGCGAAGCCTTCGTGATGCCGTTCTCGCCGAACAGGGCGCAGAAGCGATTCCTCACACGGCTGTGGCATCGCAACCTGATCCTCAAGGCACGCCAGCTCGGTTTCACCACGCTGATCGCTATCCTGTGGCTGGATCACGCTCTGTTCAACGGTAACCAGCGCTGCGGGATCATCGCCCAGGATCGCGAGGCGGCTGAGACGATTTTCCGCGACAAGGTGAAATTCGCTTACGAGAACCTGCCCGACGAGATCCGTGAGCGCTTCCCGCTGGCAAGAGACAGCGCGATCGAGCTGCTTTTCGCACACAACAACAGCAGCGTGCGCGTGGCCACGTCCATGCGCTCCGGCACCATCCACCGGCTGCACGTCTCTGAGTTCGGGAAGATCTGCGCGAAATTTCCTGACAAGGCGCAGGAAGTGGTCACCGGCTCTATTCCGGCGGTGCCCACCAATGGCGTGCTGGTGATCGAGAGTACTGCCGAAGGCCGCGAGGGCGAGTTCTTCAACATGGTGCAGGTCGCCGAGCGTCAGCACCGGGACAAGAAGATCCTGACGCCGAAAGATTACCGGTTCCACTTCTACGCCTGGTGGCAGGAGCCGAATTACCGCCTACCGAGCCGCACCGTGCCGATCAGCCACGACGAGCACAAGTACTTCGACAAGCTCGAAAAGCTGATGGACTGCAAGATCGACCCCGACCAGCGCGCCTGGTACGTGGCCACGAAGCACGCCGACTTCCCGGGCAAGGAAGAACGCATGTGGCAGGAATACCCCGGCACGCCAGACGAAGCGTTCCAGGTCAGCACCGAGGGCAACTACTACGCCGAGAACATGGCCGACCTGCGCAAGCGCGGTGGTATTACCCGCGTTCCCGTCCTGGATCTGCCGGTAAACACCTTCTGGGACATCGGCAACAGCGACGGCTGCGCGATCTGGTTTCAGCAGGAGCTGCGGGGCGAGGATCGCTTCGTCGACTACTACGAGGAGCACGGTAAGGATCTGCGCCACTACGCCCAGGAGCTGAAAGACCGTGGCTACCTGTACGGCGTGCACTACCTGCCGCACGACGCGGCGCACAAGCGCCTGGGCGACTACAACCGCAGCGTGTTGGAAATGCTCGAGGAGCTTCTGCCGGGCCACACCTTCGTGGTGTTGCCGCGCATCACCGAGCTGATCACCGGCATCCAGCAGACCCGCAAGCACATGAAGGGCTGCTACATCGATGAGGATCGATGCGCCGAGGGCATCAACAGGCTGGAGAACTACAAGAAGAAGTTCAGCCGCTCCGAAAACCGCTTTCTCGACAACGCTCCGAACAAGGCCAACGGCTGCAGTGAGGGCGCAGACGCCTTCCGGCAGTGGGCGCAGGCCAAGGAGCTGAACATGCTGGGCTACATACCGGGCCAGCGCACGTACACCGAAGCCCCAGCGCCTGACTGGCGCACTTGAGGAATCACCAGATGGACGCTACCGCGATCAAATATGTCGATGACCCGCTGCAGGACGAGCAGCCGGTGGACGAGCTTGCCCTTACCCTGGACGAGTACTCCGAGATCATGCGGGAGATCGAGGAACAGCCGAAGTGGCGCAGCACGGCTGACAAGGAGATGGATTATGCCGATGGCAACCAGCTCGACAGCGACCTGCTGGCCCGTCAGCGTGCGCTGGGCATTCCGCCGGCGGTTGAAGACCTGATCGGCCCGGCGCTGCTGTCGATCCAGGGCTATGAGGCCGAGACGCGCACCGACTGGCGTGTGACCCCTGACGGTGAGGTCGGCGGCCAGGATGTTGCCGATGCGCTGAACTACCGCCTGAACCAGGCCGAGCGCCACAGTAGGGCCGACGCAGCGTGCAGTGATGCCTTCCGGCCGCAGATATCGATTGGCCTGGGCTGGGTCGAGGTTTCGCGCGAGAGCGACCCTTTCAAGTTCCCTTATCGCTGCGGCAGTGTGCACCGCAATGAAATCCACTGGGATTTCAGCGCGCAAGAGCGCGACCTGAGTGATGCACGCTGGGTTCGCAGGCAGCGCTGGTTGCGGCCTGACCGCATTGCCCGCGTTTTTCCGGAGCACAAGGAACTGATCATGGCGGTAGGGCGCCACGGCTCGAGCTGGTGGATGGACGATCCGATCGGCAACTATGACGGCGGCGCATCGACAGGCCTGCACAACGCCTGGGCAGAGGCTCGCGCGTGGAGTGTGCAAGAGGAGCGCTGGTACAACCCGACCTCGAAAGAGGTATGCCTGGCCGAGGTCTGGTACCGGCGCTGGGTCGACGTGGGCGTGATCACCGCGCCGGATGGCCGCGTGGTGGAGTACGACGAGACCAACATCGCCCACCAGGTGGCGCTGGCCAGTGGTATGTCGCAGTACAGCCGCGCAGTGGTTGCCCGGGTGCGCCGCAGCTACTGGCTCGGGCCGCACCGGTTGCACGACGGCCCGACGCCTTACAGCCACAGGCACATTCCCTACGTGCCTTTCTGGGGTTTTCGTGAAGACAGCACCAACGTGCCCTATGGCTACGTGCGCGGCATGATCTACCCGCAGGACAGCCTGAATAGCGGCATCAGCAAGTTGCGCTGGGGTATGGCTTCGGTGCGCACCGAGCGGACTAAGGGCGCCGTCGACATGACGGATGCACAGTTCCGCCAGCAGGTGGCGCGTGTGGATGCCGATATCGTCCTGAATCCGGTAGAGATGGCCAAGCCTGGCGCGCGCTTCGAAGTGCATCGCGACTTCCAGCTCAACCAGCAGCAGTTCCAGATGATGCAGGACAACCGGTCGGCCATTCAGCGCGTATCCGCTGTTACCACCGGCTTCATGGGCAAGGAAGGCACCGCCACCAGCGGCCGTCAGGAGCAGATGCAGATCGAGCAGAGCAACCAGAGCCTGGGCCGGGTGATGGATAACTTCCGCGCTGGCCGGATGATGGTGGGAGAGATCCTGCTGTCGATGATCGTCGAGGACCTGGGCGACAAGCCGCACGAGATCGTGATCGAGGGTGATGCCGTGCGTGAAGACCGCGTGGTGGTGATCAACAAGCCTGAGCAGGATCCCGCCGGCTACACCTACCTCTCGAACGACCTGCAGCGCACTCGCCTGAAGGTATCGCTCGAGGATGTGCCGAGCACCAACAGCTATCGTGGCCAGCAACTGTCGGCGCTGTCCGAGGCGGTCAAGTCGTTGCCGCCCCAGTACCAGGCCGCGGTGCTTCCATTCCTGGTCAGCCTCATGGACGTGCCGTTCAAGCGCGATGTGGTTGAGGCGATCCGCGCGGCCAGCCAGCAGGAGAGCCCCGAGCAGATCGAGCAGCGCATCAAGAAGGAGGTGCAGGACGCACTGGCACGCTCTGGCGCCGAGGCGAAAATGCGCGAGGTCGCCATCAAGGAGCGTCGTTCGGATGCGGAGATCGAGCAGATCCGCGCCCAGGCCGTGCAGATCGGCGTGCAGGCTGCCTATTCAGCCATGCAGGCCGGCGCCCAGGTCGCGCAGATGCCGATGATCGCGCCGGTGGCCGACGAGATCATGAAAGGGGCAGGGTACGTGCGCAAAGCTGGGGACGACCCGGACTTCCCGACTGCTGAGGCGACGGCGGCGATGAACATCAAGTCGCCGTACATTCAGGGGCAGGGCGCCGATGATCTGGCCGCGGTGCGGGAGAACACCAGCCCCGCGCATCCGCCGGTGCCGGCGGAGCCTGGGACTGGGATGAGCGGCATCGAAACGGCGGATGTTCGTGACAATGTGTAGTTACCAGTCGTAGTAGTGGACGCCGTTACGGATGACTGGCTGCTTGATGTAACCATCCCCTTCGATACGCACTCTGCCATTCCCAGACTGCGCTCCACCGAACGCACCGCGGACAACCAATTCGCCGAAGTTGGCGATGGATCCAGCTAGTCTTCCGCTTGGCTCAATCAATACGCGTGCTAGGTTGGCTAGGCTGGCTGACCCGTTGCACCTGCCGAGAATAGTGACAGTGCACATCTGATCAATTGCTAGCGAGCCATTCACTTGGCCTTGGATGATCACCGAGCCGCCTTGATACACCGATATAGAACCGTTAACGGTTCCCAGGATGGTGAGCTGACACCCGACAACTTTGATGCTTCCTTGATGCTTGTCGCTTATGACCGTATCAGAGGTGATTGTTAGCTGGGGTACTTTTCGGCCGTCGATGATGTCGTAGGAATCCATTGCCAAGCTCCATGATTGAACGAGCTGATCATATCCCGCTGCGCGACCCCCTGTAGGGTTTTTCCTTTCTTCCTCCCCCCTCGACACTCGTTTGCAAGCCAGGCACGCGCCTGGCGATGCGCGGGGCGCGCTTGCGCCTTGCATCAGCTGAACCCTTGCGGCCACGGCGATATGTGGCGGGACAGGCATGAAACCAGACGAGTTTATCCAGCAGCACGCACCCGACGGTGTGTTGACCGCAGAGCAGGCCGCCCAGCTGATCGAGCTGGCGGAACAGGGCGATACCAGTGCCGAGTCACTGGAAGAAGGCAGCGCGCCCGCCGTTGCCCCTGAAGCTGCAGCAGCACCTGAAGCGGTAGCGGCTGCCGACGACGTATCGAAACCCAATGAGCCCGCGGCTGCCACTCAGGACGAGGTGGATCCGGCCAATGCCGTGATCCTGGCGAAGGACAACAAGCACACCATTCCGTATGACCGGCTGGTGGAAGCGCGGGAAGGTCGTCAGGCCGCCGAGGGCAAGGCGCAGGAAGCGCTGCAGAAACTGCAAGAGGCTGAGAAGGAACTGAACGCGCTGAGGGAGCAGGCGCAGCAACGGGCGGACGCCGGAGCGGCGCCCACCGATGCCGACAAGAACCTGGCTGTCGCCGAGGCAGCCATCGGAGCCGGTATCGACCCGGAGATCTTCGGGGACTTTTCTCCCGAGGAGATGGCCAAGGGCGTGCAGAAGCTGATCGCAACCAGTGTTCCGACGCTGATTGCGCAGGCGCTTCAACAGCAGCTGGCCCCTCTGCAGCAGAAGCAGGCGACCACCGAGCATGAAGCTCACCTGGCGCTGATTCAAGCCAAGCACCCTGATCTGGATTCGATTCTGGAGAGCGCGGAGCTGCAAGCCTGGATCGATTCGCAGCCGAGCTTCGCCCGCCCGGGTTACCAGGCGGTGATCGGCGGCGGATCAACCGAGCAAGTCATTGAGTTTTTGGACACGTACAAGGCAGCAACTGGGAAAGCTCAGGCAGCCGCTGCGCCCTCTGCAGAGAGCGTGCAGGAGGCAGCCAAGAAAGCCATCGCCGCGGCCAAGCCGCAGGTACCCGCCAGCCTCTCGGACATTCCGGGCGGCAAGGTTGGTCCTGCAACTGGGCACGAAGCGCTGGCGACCTTAGGCGCCACCGATATGGCCGAGGCCTTGATGGACAAGAGCCCGGAACAGATCGAGGCATTTCTGAACCGGAGCGTTTGACGCTCCGGGTCCCGTTGAACAAGGAGATTCACCGTGTCCGATAAGACGCACATGCGCTACGGCGACCCCAAGGCGATGGTGGAGCAGGCCGTTGGCCTCTTCGCCGTGCATACCCAGCGCAACACCACCCTCAACCGCCTGACCGGCAAGATGCCGAAAGGCGAGGCGGGTGCTGAGGCCACTCTGCGCAAGCAGACCACTCAGCACATGCCGATCGTCCGCTGCCAGGATCTGGGCAAGGGCCGCGGCGACGAGGTGACCTTTCACCTGCTGAACCCAACCGGCGGCTACCCGATCATGGGCAGCGCTTACGCCGAGGGTCGTGGCGTGGGCATGAAGCTGTCGGAAGACAAGCTGCGTGTGAACCAGGCGCGCTTCCCGATCGACCTGGGCGACACCATGACCACCATCCGCAGCCCGGCCGACTTCCGTCGCCTGGGTCGTCCAGTGGCGCAGGCCAAGATGGACGCCTACGTCGACCAGAGCCTGCTGGTGCACATGGCTGGTGCCCGTGGTTTCCAGGACAACATCGAGTGGGCGATCCCGACCGAAGCGCACAAGGACTTCGGCGCGATCATGGTCAACCGCGTGAAGGCGCCGACCAAGAACCGTCACTTCATCGCGGATGGCGGCAACGGCATCAAGCAGTTTGCCGTCAATGCCGGCGAGGTCGACCTGGCCACCACTGACCTGCTGAAGATGGACACCGTGGACGGTGTGCGCAACTTCATGGACCAGATCGCGCTGCCGCCGCCACCGGTGATCTTCGAGGGTGATGCTGCTGCGAACGACTCGCCGCTGCGCGTGATGCTCGTCTCTCCGGCGCAGTACAACCTGTTCGCCGCGGATCCGAACTTCCGCCAGCTGCAGGCGAGCGCCATGGCGCGTGCTCAGCAGGCAAAGGGGCACCCGCTGTTTCTGGGTGAGGTGGGGCTGTGGAACGGCATTCTGCTCTGCAAGATGCCGAAGCCGATCCGCTTCTATGCCGGCGACACCATTCGCTACTGCGCCGCGAGCGACAGCGAGAACGAGAGCACCTGCGTGGTGCCGGATTCGTTCGGCAGCAACTTCGCGATCGACCGCGCCATCCTGCTGGGTGGCCAGGCCGTGGCCGAGGCGATGGCTGCCAGCGAGAAGTCGAAGATCCCGTTCTTCTGGAGTGAGAAGGAACTCGACCACGGCGACAAGGTGGAGCTGCTGCTGGGTGCGATTCGCGGTGTGAGCAAGATCCGCTTCGCGATCGAGACCGGCAACGGCACCGAGTTCACCGACTACGGTGCCACCGCGATCGACACCGCCGTGCCGATCATCGGCGCCCGCAAGTGATGGGCTGGGCCGGGTAACGCCGGCCCACCTTTCCATAACCCCATCGAGGAGAGCCCATCATGGCCAAAGTTACTCTGCGCCAATACGGCGAGCGCCAGTTCGGCGGCGCTGCAGGCGCCTACGGCAACACCACCACCCTGCGTTTCCAGCTCGTGACCATCGCCAATGGCAGCGCGCAGAACGCGGATGTTTCCACCCCGATCGCTTCTGGCGATGTCGTCGACCTGGGCCCACTGCCAGAAGGCTTCCGCCTGGATGATGCTCAGATCCTGGTGACCACCGGCATGACCGCCACCATCACCGGCTCGCTGGGCTTTGCCTACGAGGATGGTGTCGACGATGCCGGCGTGCCGCAGGACGCGGCGTACTTCGGTGCCGGCATCGACCTGGCCGCTGCCGGCCGCAAGCGTGCCACCGGCTCCAAGCTGGTAGTGCTGCCCAAGCCTGCGCGCCTGATCCTGACCACCGCTGTAGCGGCCAACGCCAAGGCCAGTGCGATCAACGTGCTGGTGAGCGGCGAGCTGCAAGGCCCGCGCTGATCCGCGCTTATCGGGAGGGCCTTCGGGCCCTTTCGTTTATCCAGACCAAGCAGGACATCGACATGAAAGTCATCGTAATTGCTGGTATCGCACACGCGATCCTGTCGTCGCTCAAGCGGCTGGCGGGTGAAGAAGTGATCGCGTGGGCAGATACCGAAGAGAGCTATCAGCAAGGCCTTGTCGCAGGCGTAACTGCGTATGTGGCGGATCCTGAGCTGACCCCTGAGGCTGAGCACAAGGCATGGCTGGAGGCACGTGTTGCTGATGGCTGGACCCACGGCTCTGCTTTTGATGCTGGGCCCAAGAATCACCCTCTGATTCTCCCGTTCGAAGAGCTCCCGCAGGATCACAAGAACATGGCTGTGGTGCTGCACGCGACCGTGCATGCGCTGAAAGATATCCCGGATGCTGATGATGCTGTTGCCATTGCCGTGGCTGAACTGACCGCAGCTGGCCAGGCCACACCTGCTGCGGCCTCGGTTGCCGCTGCGCTGCCTGCTGGCCACATCCCCGTGCAGTACATCGGCCGGCGTGAGAGCTTCACCGATCACCTTTACGGCACCGGCCTGGTGTTCTCGAAAGATCAGGTGCGCAACCTGCCAGGTGACCTGGCCCGCAAGTTCCTGCGCCACGCCGATCAGTTCCAGGAATGTCAGGCGGTTGCCGTAGCCCCGGAGCCGAGCAGCACCGTGCCTGCTGACGACACCGATGCAAAGTTGGCTGCAGCGCAGAAAGCCAAGGAAGACGAGCAGAAGGAGCAGGATCAGCTCAACGACCTGCGTCAGCAGATCGGCGTGATGACCAAGGACGCGTTGTTCGACTACGCCTTCACCCGTTATCAGCAGAAGCTGGACAAGCGCGCCTCTGTCGACAGCCTGCGTCAGCAGGTGATCGGCCTCGTTGACCAGTACGGCCCGGTGTAAACCATGACCCTAGATGAGCTGGTAAAGGACTTTCGCACCACCACCCAGGACAAGGTGGAGCCCTACCTGTTCGAGCAGCAGGATGTGGCGCGCTGGCTCATCGAGGCCGAGCAGGAGGCGTGCATTCGTGGCCGCCTCCTTCATGAGTCTGAAAACAGCGCAGTGTGCGAGATTGCAGTGGTAGTCGGCCAGGCCAGCTATCCGCTGCATGCTGCCCTGTACGAGATCGACCACCTTGGGCTGCTCAACGCCGGCTGCTCTCACCAGCAGCAGATGCGGCTCGTGTCCCGCGAGTGGCTGGATGACAACCAGCCAGGCTGGCGTGACCGGGCCGATGTGCCGCGCTTCGCCATCCAGAGCGACACCAGCATCCGGCTGGTCCCTGCGCCTACCACGGCTGGCATCCTCAAACTGGAAGGCTTCAGGCTGCCGATCCGTGGCCTCACAAGTGACCGCACGTCCAAGCCGGAGATCAGCGCCGCGCACCACCGGCATCTGGTCAACTGGGCGCTGTATCGCGCGTTCACCGTACCCGATGCAGAGACGCTGAACCTGGGCAAAGCAGGGGATGCGCTGGCCGCTTTCACCGAGTACTTCGGCGATCGCCCAGACAGCGATCTGCGCCGCACCACCCGCCATGACGTCGAGCACCACAACAAAGCCTGGGCCTGACCCCCTGTAGGGTTAGCTCGCGCGTCTCCTGCCTCATAGCCTTGCTGCATCACAAGCCCCGCTCTGTGCGGGGCTTTCCATATCTGCAGTAGGGACCGGCGAATGAGTGCCACCGAGAAAGCCATAACCGGGAGCAGCTACATCGGCGCTGTCTTGTCGATCATTGGCGGCATGACGCTGACTGACTGGGGCATCGTGGTCGGCATCATCACCGCGCTGCTGACCTTCGGCGCGAACATGTACTACCAGCGCCAGAAGAACGCGCGCGAGCAGCACCTGTACGAGCTGGAGCTGCAGTTTAGCTACAAGCCGCGCGAGGAAGCCCGGGCAGACGGTGGCCAGCAATGAGGGTCAAGGGCAAGCTGGTGCCGGCTGCGCTGGTTGCTGCGCTCAGCAGCCCTTTGGCGTACACGACCCTCGAGCGCTTGGAGGGTAACGTGCGGGAGGTCTACGCCGATCACTTGGCCGGCGGCATCCCCACCTACTGCGCCGGCCGCACGGACTGGAGCGCGAAGGTAGGCACCAAGCTCACCGACGACCAGTGCCGCGAGGTCAACAAGACCACCATCTTCGAGTACGGCATCGCCGTGCTGGGCTGCACCGAGTGGTCGAACATCACGCCGCGCCGACTGATCGGCCTGACCATGTTCGCCATCAATGTCGGCAAGGCTGGCGCCTGTAATAGCCAGGCGGTCAAGGCCATCAATACCGGCGACATCACCAGGGGCTGCAACCTGATCGCCACCAAGCCGAACGGGGAGCCGAATTGGTCGACCGCTGGCGGCCGCTACGTTCAGGGCCTGCAGAACCGCCGCCAGGCCGAGCGCACCCTGTGCCTGTCAGGGCAGCCGGTATGAACCGCGTGCTGCTGACCGCTATCGCCATGCTGGGCGTCGGCCTGTTGCTGGCGCTTTGGCGCATTGATCACGTCACCAATGACCGAGACACCGCGCAGAAGGCTGCCGATCAGCAGCAGGCCCGCGCTGACTCCCTGCGCAACACCCTGAACCTGACGCGCGAGCTGGCCAACGACCAGGCCGCAGTTGAGGCCACCTACATCGAGGAGAAGCAACGTGCGGAAACTGATGCTGAAAACCTTCGTCGCTGCCTTGCCGATGGCACTTGCGGGCTGCGTGTCGCAGCCACCTGCCCAGTCGTGCGAATGGACGGAGCCAGGCCCGCTGCCGGCGAGCCTGATGCAGGAGCCCCAGAACTTACAGCCGCTGCTCGACGAGCTTATCCAGCCCTCGTTGCCGGACTCAAGCAGCAGCGAGCGCAAATAGTCGGCCTGCAGGCCTCACTCACCAACCTGCACGGTAAGTGCAAGATCGGAGCAACCCGATGAACGACCAAGCTATTGAGCAAGATATCCAGGCCAAGGGCCTGACTGCGCCGCGTGTCACTCCCGCCGACATCGAGGCGAACATCTCGAGTGAGCACTATTTCACTGCCGGCCAGGGCGATGCCAAAGCGGTGGAAGATGCCGCATTTTCTGGTGGTGCGCTAAATGCCGCGGCTTCGCGTTCCACGCCCGATGCGCTCCATCTGCTGACCTTCTGCGTGCTGGTGCTGCGCAACGGCTTCACCGTGACCGGCGAGAGCGCCTGTGCCAGCCCGGAAAACTTCGACGCTGAGATCGGCCGCAAGATCGCACGCCAAAGCGCAGTGCAGAAGATCTGGCCGCTGATGGGCTACGCCCTCAAGGAACGCCTGAGCGGCGAGTGAGGAGAGCGCAATGGCGCCTGAGATCCCCCTGACCATCACCCGAGGCGAGACCTTCGAGTTCGGCATCATGTATGCCGACGAGGATCTGCGGTACCTGCCTATCACGGGCATGCCGAGCACGGCGCCGGCTCGGCTGACAGTGCTGGGCCACCAGGTGCCGGACGGCTGGCCTGTGCGCATCGAGTGCGTGAAGCAGCCTGTTGAGCTCAACACACCTGAAGACGAAACCCGGTTCGCCCGCGTGGTCGACGCCGACACGATCGAGCTGAACGACGTGAACGCTCACTGCTGGCGGCCATTCTCCGGTACTGGGCTGATGATTCTGCGCGCGCCCATGGATCTGACCGGCTGGCACTTCCGCGCCCAGGTGCGCGATCGCGTGGGCGGCAACCTGTTGTTCAGCTGGCACAGCGACCCCGCCGAGCAGCCTGATGGCCTGGTGATCGTCGATCTGGCGCTCAGCCAGTTCGTGCTGACCATGGATGCCGCCACCGCAGGCGCCATCACCTGGAGCCGGGGCGTGTATGACGCCGAAGCGATTGACCCGAGCGGCCACGTCTACAAGGTTGCGGCCATCAGCCTGGTGGAAGTCACCGGCGAGGTAACGGTGTGAGCGTCATCGCCGTGCGTGGCCATGCTGGCCGATCAGCAGTTGCCATCCAGCAACGGCAGCGAGGGGCTGTGGCGGTCAGGCAGGCGAGCCGGCCGGTGGTGGTTGCCGCCGGGTTGCGCGGCAAGCCGGGCCGCGATGGTGTGGATGGCGCCGAGGTAAGTGCAGAGGCTGGCAATCAATTGCAAATACGAGATGACGGTCTGTACGTGGGACCGCTCACCTGGGACACAAACGGCTGGTAGGAGACCCCACATGGCACAGCTCAAGTTTCACAAAATTGACGGCAGTTTGCTCCCGAATCAGCTGGAGCCAAGTGCCTTTTACTACATGCAGCGTGAGGTCACCGTTGGGGGCCAAACCCAAATGGTTGCCGAGGGCTACCTGACCAACCAGGCCGGCGAAGCCCGGGCGCTCGGCAACGTGGCGCTGATCGGCAACATCGCCAGTGAGTTGATCGCTCAGTACATGGCGAATATGCAGGCCATTCGTCTGGCTACCAACATAGCGAACCGTAATGCCATCGCCGCCGAAGATCCGCAGATCAATAAGCTGATTCTGGTGGCCGGCGCCACAGGCGACTCGACAGTAACCGCCGGGTCGGCCCTGTACTTCTACGACGTGTCCGAGGGCGCCTTTACCAAGGTGGCCGAGTACGAGTCGATGGATATTCAGTTCACCTGGGGCAGTCTCGTTGACGGCCCGGAGAGTACACCGGCTCAGGTTGACGAAGCGGTTGCCAAGGCCCATGCCCACGCCAATAAGGGCGTGCTCGACCTCTTGGGTGAGAACGCCAGCCAGCAACTGACCTATCGCGGGGCGGCCATCGGTGGCGGCGCCATGGAATGGGCGACGGTGAACTGGTAAGGGGAACGGCATGGCCGAGTTGAAGGTTCACAAAGTCGTATCAGCTCTGCCTCAGACCCTGGAGGCGGACTCGATCTACCTGGTTCGCGCCGGGGATGGCTTCGATCTTTACATCACCAACCACAACGGGACGGTGCTGCCGTACAAGCTCAATGCCCAGCCAGCAGCCTCCATTTCTGGCCAGGTAGGCACAGCATTTACCGGCAACCCGGGCCTAACCGGGGGCACCAAGCTTTTATTCAATGAGTTCTGGAGCACTCATCCAGACATTACCTACGACCCCGCTACGCGACGGTTCACGTTCAACCGAACAGGTGTCTACCGCTGTCGTTTTAGCGGCCAAACAACCAGTTCAACGAATCGGATAGTCATCGGCTTCAACAACGATGCTCCGGGGCTGGCCAGTCATCGTGGCCAGGCTTATGCGGGGCCATCTGTCACTATTAGTGCCGAAGGCACGTTTGCCGCTAACGCAGGGGATTTCGTGGTTTTCTATCTCTATGAGGGTGGCCTCTACAACGACGCTAACAACCGTTGGAGCCAGTTCAGCATCGAAAGGGTGGCCTGATGAGCATATGGGGATTGATAGGCGCCGACGCCCAGTTGATCGACGACCTTGATCCCGGTCCTGGATGGACTCGGATGGAAGGTGAACGTCCCTCTATGGATCACCTGGCACGGGCTGACGGCACTTGGCAGCTTTCACATGACCGATTGCGAAGTACCGCCAAGGAGCGGTTGAACGCTGACTTTGCCATTGCCATGGCCGCCCTGCATGAGGGCTGGCCAGACTACGAAATCCAGACTTGGACGGTGCAGGCCGAGGAAGCCCGCCAGTGGACGGCGGCCCCGCCTGATGCCAAGCCGTCCGTGCCATTTCTCAGCAGCCTGCATGCCCAGCGCGAGGCGATGGGGTGGGATGGCACGCTGGCAGATTTGGTCGAGCGCGTGATCGAGAATACCAACGCCTACACGGCGGCAACCGCCAGCCTAATTGGCCGGCGGCACGTAGCTGAACGGGCCATTGACGGCGCAGAGGATCCGGCATCAATCATTTGGGATTTTAGTCTAGCCGGCTCATACGGTTGACCACGTTCAAGCTGTGTCAGTGATGCGACGGCCTCTTACGTTAATCGTAAAGCCTGCTGCAGAACCAGAAAGATGTAAGTGTTCGCTGGTGAGAGACCCTTTGAGTTCGACAGTAAAGCTAGAGGCTCCGACAATCGAGGTATTCCCAGACTTCCATTGGCTCACTTGAATATTGGCAGTGACGCTGTCGCCTTCACCTTGGATCGTTCCCCGATAAAGAAAATGCTCGTCGCCGCCATTTACTGACCCATCCTTGATGACGATGAGTCCGCCGCCTTCGTCAGGCATTGATGATTTGAATTCGACCTCATAGATCCCGCTGACCATAATTACCTCGGCTATTGATGGCAAAGTGCTTTATAAAAGTAGCACGGCATTTGAGAAGCGCCTGTCCCCTTGCCTAGCGCGGTACCGCTGATCGGGATTTTTGCGCGGCCGGAGAGTTGATAACCCTCTGAAACCGGGATCTAAGCAATTCATAGGTGCTGGGCCCGCCGCCGAAACAGGCGATTTGCTCGAGCAAGATGTTTGGCGAAAAGCTGGAAGACCTGGCACCGATTCGCGAGGCCCTGGCCACCTACGTGACGCGCCCTGCGAGAAGCTGCGTAGTCAGCAGGGTCTGTGTGGCGCCATCCAGGTGAGCATCAAGACGCAGATCCACAACCCAGCGCTGCCGCTTTACGCGAACGCGCAGACCGTGGCGCTGCCGATGCCTACTGATGACACGCGCGACATCCTGGCGCCTGCCCTGCGCGCACTGGATGCGATCTACCGGCCAGGCTTCAAGTACTCGAAGTGCTCGACCTTGCTCATGGATCTGAGCCAGCGCGGCGAGGTGACGGCGGATCTGTTCGCGCCGGCGGCACGGGCCGGCAGTGACCGGGTGATGGCGGCGCTGGATGCAATCAACAAGCGGGAAGGCGCCGGCACCCTGCGGCTGGGCCGGGTGCCGGTTGACCCCTGGTGGGGGATGAAACGCGAAATGAAAAGCCGGTGTTATACGACTCGGTGGGAGGAGGTAATCAAGGTCAGGGGGTAAATGCCTTGGTATTGCTGGGCTGAATAATATAGGCGTCCAAACTGTCGTTGAGAGTGAAGAATGCCGAGTGTTGCCACTTGGTTAGAACTAAGAACTTACCGTCGACCTTGGATACTAGGTATACGTTCTTCGTCGAGTCTGGCTTCTTTTCCAGAAGAACAGCGAAGTTCTTAGGTAGGTTTGCGAAGTCAGACTCAGCCGTATAGCTGCCGATCTGTTGGCAGAACCCGATTGCTGTGATTAAGCCCGTAATAGTGTATGTCATCGAGAACTTAAAGTAGTCCCGGTTACCCTTGTTGATTGCGGAGATCGTGTCGGAAAGATATGCGCCATACAGGCAAATTGAGCCTAGCATCATGAGCAATGCTACTGGTGGCTTGAGTGGAAAATTCATAAGCCATGCCAAAATGTACAGCGCAATCGGTAGTGCAATGATGCCGAGCACAATAGTAATTAATATATGCCTGAATTTGATATCGCTATGCAGGCAAAGCTGTGCGATTGAAAATCCCAAAGCCATTGATATTGCTGCAGGCATAGAGTTAACAATCGTTTCTGAGTGGCTCAGATAGCTCGCAACCCATTTGGCTCCAATATGTTCGTAATACCCAGTGGAGAACTGAAATCCGCAAAGATATAAAAATATTGGGACGGTTGCGATGATGATTGTGATCGCAGTCGATGAGGATTCCTGCGTGCGGCTTTCAGTGGACATGCATTTCCCTTGCAATATGGAGGTATGGCTGCGGCTGCAGCTTAGCTTACACCAGGGCGCTGCAAGTGCCTTGCCATTTCGATGCCAGTGACATCCCGTTGGGCTCTCGAAACCGAGGGTACCCATGTCATCAGCCGACCAGATACTCGCACAGCTCTACCAGGACGATGGGCTGTACTGCTCGAAGAACCTGAAGATCCGCGACAAAGCGGGCAATATTCTGCCGTTCGAGTGGAATGAAGCGCAGTGCCTGCTGCATGCGAAGGTGGAAGAGCAGCTGACCCAAGGCTGGGTGCGGGTGATCGTGCTGAAGGGCGACAGCAGGGCGTTAGCACCTACGTGGCCGCGCGCTTCTACGGTTTTTTTACTGCGCCGATCAATTCAACTAAGCCTGGTATAGTTGGGCCTGACTCGTTCTGCAGCAGGCCAGTTTCTGTCCGGCTGAATAGCGACTGGATAATGATGTTCTGAGTGTCTTTATCCATTGACGTTTCTTTGATTAGCGCTAGATATACATGGGTAAGCTGTTGCCGCTCCTCTGCATCCCGCTGTAGATGAAAGGCACTGAAGGTTAGTTTGGAAAGGGTTCTAGTTATAAAGACTAAAGTTGAAAGAAAGGCGACGAATATAAAGATGCCGCCAAGACTGGTCAAGTCAACCTTGATAGCAAGTCCAGATAGCCATTTTTCGAGTATCGTATAGAGTGCATAGGCCGCCGCTAGTAGGAATATCAGTAGCATGCTGCCTGTAATATAGCCCTGCTTTGCATTACGTTTCGCTTTCTCTTCCCAGTATTTTGCGGGTGCTTTCAATCGGAGATCAGCGGTGTACGTGTGCTCAAGTCTTTCGATCGCGCTCTTCCAACCCTTTTCCTGCTGGGAATGCATGGTGTCGTTCGCGGTGATCTGGCCTGCTATGACGGAGTTGCTTTTGCTCAATTGAGAGTGTGCTATTTTTAGAAGCTCAGTCATTCTCTGATGATTAACTTCGGCGCGGGATGTAAACGACCCTTCTTCCTCTTGGCTAAATTCATAAGCAAGTAGATAGCCGCGCATAAATCTGAAATCCGAAATATTTGATGAGTCGTTAAATCGAATTGAGTCAAAAAAGGCTTGGCTGACTATTGCGTCTTGGTTGCGAATCTCAATCCATCTGGTAACAAAGTCGGATTCGCTGGGGATCCATAAGCCAGATAAATGATCTGAGCTACCTATAAGATCGTCATAGTCCGACAGAAATGATTTTCTGGCCATTTCAAGCAGATCAATCATGGTGGCGATATATTCTGATTGAGCGGTCGACCGCTTAGCTTCAGACTTGTCAGAGTTTGTTGTGTTCTGGCTAATAATTGACAACTGGTTTTTCCAGAAAGTCAGCTCCTTGTTTAGGAATTTGGCTGCTTCCTCATCGGTGTCGAAGAAATAGCGGTTACCATCGACATCCATTAATTGTTGACCCATTGTCTTGCTCCCTGTTGTAGTGGCAACAAGCTACTGGTGATTATATGCGTTGTCCACTTTCAGATTTCAGCGCGTGCGCTGACCCCCTGTAGGGTTCGCTTCACACCACGCCGCCGCAGCAGACTCTGGCCATTACCAATGACCAGAGTATGGCGCAATGCCTGTTCCACCACTCCGCAACGACAACTGGGCCCAGGGCGCGAACAACGTCGCGAAGCCTGAGCGCTTGCCTGAAGGCGCCGTCGTCGAGGCGGTGAACATGGATCCCACCGTCGGCGGCAAGCTCGAGCTGCGCGTTGGGTTCGAGCGGGTGAGTGACGCCACGGCGAACATGCGTGCCATCTTCGCTGCGGGCGAGCTGCTGGTGTTGGTCGATGGCGATCAGGTGCTGGTCTACAACCCAGCTAATGACACCGCCGAACTGCTGGCCACAATCGCGCCTAGCGGGCCGGTGGCAGCTGCGTACGCCGCTGGCAGCCTCTACCTGAATACGCTGCACGACAGCCTGCGCTTCGACGGGAGTCGGGTCGGCGCCTGGGCGGTGCCGGCGCCTTCGTTCGAGCTGCAACTGGTGCCGGGTAGGCTGCCGGCCGGGCTGTACAAAGTGGCGGTTACGGCAGTCGATGGCGGCGTTGAGTCGGGTGTTCTGCCGTATGTGGTGCGTTTGGGCGGCAGCCAGGAGCTGCGCGTGGTTTGTGGTGATGCCCGGCAGTGCCGAGTGTACTGCAGCACGGCTGATGGCCAGACGTTGTATTACCAGGGCGAGCCATTGGCAGGCGCCCTGCGGCTGACCTACGTGGCCGATGACACCCTGAGGCTGATGACTGCAGAGCTTGAGCCATTGCCATTCTGCGATCGGCTGGCTGCGCACAACGCGGTCATCGTCGGTTCACGTGGCCGGTACCTGTTCCATACCGAACCCATGTGGCCGCACCTGCACAACCCGTCCAAAGGCTTCTTCCAGTTCGGTGCAGAGGTGGCCATGCATGCCTCTGTCGGTACCGGGCTGTTTGTGGCCACCACTGAAGCCACTTTCTTCATCACCGGATTGGGTACCGCCGAGCTGCAACAGCGCCGTGTGCTCGATGTGGGTGCTTCACCTGGTAGCGCGGTGGATCTTCCCGATGGGCGTGTCGCCTGGTTCACCAAGTACGGCCAGGCCATAGGCGGGGCGGATGGCTCTGTCTCGTTACCCAATCGCCCGAATTACGCACCTGATACCGGCACTGTCGGCGCCGCCGGCGTGCTCGACCACAACGGCAACCAGTTGGTTGTCACCAGCATGCGCGGTGAGGTGCAGGGTAATCGCCTGCAGGCGCGCGACTTTGCAGACCTGGAGATCATCGAATGTCCGAACATCTGAACGTCGGTGGTTTCCGCTACCGATTCCGCCTGATCAATCCCGACGGCAGCGTAGCGGATGACTTCGAGGCGGATAACCTTATCCCGGCCGACGGCCTGTCGTTCCTGCTGCAGTCGCCATTCGGCGACGCCTCGCCGATCGCATCGTTCTACTGCGGCCTGTGGCGCGGCAACGTCATTCCCACCGCAGCCCTGAAGGCGACTGACATCCCGGCGAATCTGCAGGAGTTCGTCGGCTATGCCGAGGCGACCCGCCCGGAGTGGCAGCGCGAGTTCGATGGCGTTGGGACCCAGGACAACGCCACCAATATGGCCGAGTTCAACTTCAATACCGACGCGACACTTTACGGTTCCATGTTGGTTTCCGACCCGACCAAGGGCGGCAACTCGGGGTTGCTGCTGTCCTGCGTTCGCTTTCCATCCCCGCGCCAGGTGACCGCAGGCCAGAAGGGCCAACTCATCGCGGGCATCACCTACGTGCCCACCAACGTCATCTGAGGAAACATCATGGCTCTCAAGTTCTCCACCGGCCTGCGTGCTGGTCTGGCTGTCGGCGGCTCGCTGAAATCCCTGCTCGATGGCGGCTCGATCCGCATCTACAGCGGCCCGGTTCCGGCGTCTTCGGATGGCCCGCTCTCTGGCTCGAACGTGCTGCTGGTCGATGTGAAGGTGCAAACCAGCGGCGCGGGGCTGACCTTTGAAGGCACTGCGCCCAATGCGGTGCTCGTGAAGTCGCTCACTGAAGTCTGGCAGAGCAACATCGTCAGCTCTGGCGACGCCACCTTCTTCCGTTTCGTGCAGCCGTCTGACGGCGGTGGCCAGTCCACCACCGATGTCCGCATCCAGGGCACCTGTGGCCTGGCCGGCGCCGACATGCCGATGAGCAGCACATCGCTCGTGACTGGTGCGCCGCATCTGATCGACTACTGCAACATCACGTTGCCGGAGTTCTAAGCAGCATGAATCGCCTGCAGAAGGAGCCCGTGCTCGTCTCTATCCCGGAAGTGCCGGCCATTCCGGCCGTGCCGGCGTATTGCGTCACGGAAACCTTGCTGGTGGGCATGAAGCCAGTCGCTGGCACCGGTTCGAGGTCGGGCAGTCGGCGTCAAGGCGTTCCTTACCTCGATGCCAATGGCAACGTGAGCTATATCGGGGCTGGCGCGGGAGGCTCAGTAGGCGGTGGTTCGGGGTCGCTGCCGGTCTACCAGAGCCAGATCACGTGCTTCCCGGCGGTGTCTGCTCGTGCTGCAGTTCCGGCGCGCACCGATGCGTATGCCAGCATCGGTTGGAATGCGGGCGCTCGCAGCTCCAGGCCTTTGCCTCAGGACGGCTACTTCCAGTGTCGCATTCCGCTGGCGCCGGCCGGCATCGTTATCGGGCTATCCGACGGCTCATATGAGCACGCCTATGGCCAGGTTTCGCATGGGATCGTGTTCAGAAAAACCGGCATGGTGCCGATCAGCCACGGCACCAACCTTGCGGAAACGGCAGATCTGGTGCCTGGAGCGCTGGTTCGCTTCGAGCGAAGCGATGGCGTGATCAAGGCTTTTGTCGACGGTGAGCTGTTCCACACCTTTGCTACGCCGCTGTTCGGTACCGTGTTCGCTGACGTAACGCTGTACGGCATGGCCGACTACGTCGACGAGCCAGAGATTGGCAAGATCCCTACAGGCATCGAGGGGAGGGCGCCGGCCTGGGCGGGCACCATTTCGGCAGAACCCTACTGCTATCTGGATGGACGCGCCCCGTTTCCGCTGATCGAGATCACCAGCAGAATGCTCACCGGCATTTCGCGCGTTGCACCCGCTGCTGTTGGCTTCGTGGGCGCCCGCAAGTTTTCTGGCGTGAGCTCCAGGGCGCCGGTCCCGCTGTTCAGTGCCAGGTCTGGATCGCCGGAGGCAGTCGAGACCGGCATTCTGGGCTACGGCGCTGCGCCGCAGATGGCCATCCGCAGCATGGTGGGCGTACAGGGAGGCATCGGTGGGCAAGCGCCGGCGCCTGCGGGCTATGTTTCTAACGTCCCAAGCTGCGGCATTGACAGCGACTGGGTCGCCGCGCCACGGATGACTGTGTGGATTCCTTACCTGCAGCCAGGGGTCGTTGACGGCGGCGACAAGATCTTCGCCGCCGACTTCGGCCGCCTCGATGACGTGGTGCTGTTCCTGGCCTACGACCATATCAACCTGAGCGACACCGTCGACCTGGTGCTGTTGGTCAGCATGGAGGCCTATGACTACATCGGTATTGGCGACCAGGCCACGCTGGGCGGCGTAATCCGCCTGCTGGCCATGGAGCGGGTGGCGATCAACAGTTCCGCCAGCACGGCAAAGCGCGAAGCCCTGCAGTATGCAGTGAACGTGGTCACAGGTGCGCTGAGCACCTATCAGAATTTCGGCTTCACACAGTTTGCGACCGCAGGCGGTGAGACCTACGCCATCCGCCCGGATGCCCTGTATTGCTTGCGCGGCGATACTGACGATGGCGAAACCCTTCGGGCAGCGATCGACTTTGGGGCGAGCGACTACGGCACTGCCCAGGCGAAGCGAATCGGAAGCGTGTATGCGGGCGTCACAACCGATGGCGAGGTCTATGTGCGCCTGACTGGTGCCGACGGGGTCGAGCGTCGGTACCGTGCAGTCGGGGCAGGCGATGAACTGCGGGCGCCCGTGGCCAAGGGCGTTACAGCTCGGCACTGGCGCCTGCGCCTGGAGATCACTGATGCCACCTATGCAGATCTGGACAACATCGAAGTCGGGGTCGGTGCGAGCCAACGGCGTCTGAGGTCGACAAAGCGATGAGGCCGCGGGTTACGGTGCGCTGCGCGTCGCCGCTTGGTGCGTGGGCGACCAAGCTGGCGCGCAATCTGGCGACGAAGCTTTCGACCATTGGGACCGCGGCAACCCAGTACCAGGTAGTCGATGGATTTTTGCTGCAGGCCAAGCGCTTCAAGCGGCTCTACAGCGCGCAAGTAATGGACCCGCCTGGCTTCATCTACCTGGCCGGTATGAACGATCTTGGCACACCTATCGGACGTAACAACCAGCAGGCTGTCGGCGTTGGGGCGCGGGTTGAGTTCGCGCCGCAGGAGTTGATCGAGGAGGGCGGGCAGCAGCATCAGGCAAAGATGGGCGATGGTCGTGTGCCGGCATATATGCTGCTGCCGTTCAGCGGGCCTCCGGCGGATGGATACGATTTCTCGCTGATCACCCTGGCGCCGACTCTCCAAGACCGCGGCATGCTGTCGGGCGCTTACCTGCAGTGTTCGACCCTGTCCCTGGCTTTTGCCTCGAATTTCAATCCTCTGGATGATCGTACCTATTTTACGGAAGCCACGCCGGCAGCCGTGGGCGGCGGGGCAATCGTGCCGATAGTCTCCGCTGTGGGGATGGCCTTCACCGATACCGGCCCGGTGATCGGTGACGTCCCGCGTGACTATTTGGCCCAGAACGGATTTTGGGTGACAGAGAGCATGCTGTCGGCCAGCTGGCGTCTGCACCCGCGCAGGCAGGTGCAGCATACCGAGTACAGCACGGCTGATGCCTATCGGAGCCGCACCGGCCCGGGCCTCACTCAGCCTGGCTTCACGCACGCTGTGGGGCAGACGGGCGCCTCCGACGGCTTAGACCTGTTCTGCGTTGCAGCCCGTGTGTTCCGGCAGCACCAGGGCACCTGGTACGCGAGTGAGCCGGGCACGTCCTATCGGCCGCGCTACTACGACCGTAATGGCGAGCAGGGTTTGATGGTCGCGATCGGCCAATACAACCGGGCCGATTACAATCCGGAGGACCCGCCGGCACGTGCCGCGGTGCAGTCGCTGCAGATTGTGGTACCTGCGGATCTCCCAATCGCTGAGCTGCGGCCGTTGCCGGAGCTGCTGCCGACCTGGGACGCGTACGACAAGCCGGACCTGCCGAACTTTGGGGAGTTTCTGGTACCGCATCCAGCCCGAGCGGGTGATGGCTTCGTGGTGTTCAGCGTTTACCGCACCCGGCGCGACGAGAACCCCCGTGATGACAGTTCGCCAGACGAGGATCTGATCGGCCCTGCCTATGCGCTGGTAACCACTGTTGTAGGTGGCGAGAGCAGTGTGCTTCTGGCCGACTGGGATTACGGGGATGGTGGTGCACCGATCCCCACCTCATCGCCCACCAGTTTCATCCAGCCCTGGATCGTTGGGGCCTGCCACTTGCGCCAAGAAGGCCCGCAGGGTGAGTCATTCACCGCCGTGTGCCTCGTCTGGGAGCATGAGTATCGCCGGCGAGCAGCGAGCACGCCGAGCCAGAACCGCGGCATTGGTGGGCGGTTTGTGCTGTACACGAGCGATGGCGCTGCGCCTGTGCGCCTGCCCCTGGCAGTGGCGGCGGCACCGTTATTTGCTCCGAGCATGGATCTTCAGCCAGGCGACCCGTATGTGCTGAGCAGCAACGGATCGTTTCCAGGGCGCGCGGCAGGCTCTGCCACCATCGAGCCATTCAGCGAACTGCAGGCCCTGGGTGATAGCACCGCTGTGACGGCTGCGATAGCCAGGCCGTATCCCGCCACCGGCACGGACCGAGTCAGCCAGGCCCTTCACCCCATCCACTGTATGCGTATTGACCTGGCTACTGGTGAGACCGAGCTGCTCGGAGTCATTGCCGATCGGGTGAGGGCTTACACCAAGTGCCTCATCAGTGTGGTGCAGGCACCCATGAACGGCCGCAGCGCGGTGCTGCTGGCTACGGTGGTGGATCACGTGACTAATAACGTCGGCGCGAACGGCCGGGTGTACATCTCTCGCGACGGCGGTGAGGCCTGGGACGAGTACATCACCGATGTGGGGGGGCAGGCAGGCGCCTTCTACATCGGCAACAAGCTGCGCTGGCACAGCATTGAGAGGCCTTTGAGCCTGGGGATCTCCACATGATCATCGACTTTGTCTACGAGCCGTCCGGCGATGACGAAATTTGCAAGTGGGCACGGTACAACACCGACCTGGATTTGGTTATTGACTCTGGAAACTATCGAAAGGCAATCCCTGCGGTAGGTTGGGGGCCCATCGTCTATCAGGGCAGTCGGTCAGTACTGCGCCGCGAGGGCTGGTCTCCTGAGGTTGGCGCCGTGGTGGTGGGGCGGTACAGCCGCTGCCCGGTATCAGCCAACTATGGCGAGGCGCCGACGCCGGCAGCCGTTCTAGGGACCGTCCGTACCGGCATCAATCCGACTGTCGACGAACTTGTGTGGGCGTCTGGCCTGCTTGTTGGGATATCGGGCGAGCAGAACGCGCTACGCATCGACACCTCAGGTGGTGAGCCGGCAGAGGCCGTTACAAGTTGCTCGTTTTGGGGATTTAACCCGATTTTCCAGACAACACTGCGGTTTGCGGACGGCCATGAACGCGCGCTGTTCTTCGACTCCGACGTGTATGAGGTAGTCCGCCTGTATGTCACGACGCCGCTGAGCGAAGGTGCCATGCCAGCGAAGCAGTTGAGCCTGGAGCCCTACCAAGAAGACGTCACCGGTGGTGCAGTGGCCTATGCCCTGGGCATGTACTACGCACTGGAGATTGCTCGCCAGTGTATGGAGTTCGGAGAACTCGTGAAGTGTGGAGACATCGTTGCATTCTCGGGCCTTTTTGAAGGCCACTTCGAAAGCTGGTTGGACTCACAAAGCGGCGTGCGTAAGTCCACTGTCGCGATCAAGGATGGCCGGGCCGTGATGGAAGCGCTGCTGCAGGAATTTGACGGGCCGACCATCACGTACTCAGTACAGCGCATTGAGGTTTCATCCAGCGCAGCTGGCCAGTACAGCGCTCTTTTCAGCGCGCCACGCGCTCTATTCAACTATCCAGTCACCCTCGACGGCGACAGCAACTGGTCTACGGAGCTTTTCCGGGAGGGCACCGTGCAGGTTACCCCCGCGACGGCGTTCTGGACTGGCTTGAAACTCGCCGTCGAAATCCCGTGAGGTAACCATGGCATCCGATATCGACAAGTCGATCGACTTCCTGCAGAGCCACGCCGAATCCGCGCTTAACACGGCCGTCAGCCTGGCAAACCGCATTGGCACCTACACGCCGGGCGCGAGCAACATCTCGTTCTCCTATACGCCGAACAAGCCGAATCTGCAGCCGCCACCATCGTTCGGCGAACTACTGCCCAGCAACACAGCGCCGGCGTCTATACGTTTTCTCGATGCCGAGGTGGATAAATGGCTGGGCAAGTTCTTCCCGGAGCTCTCTGCCAGCCTGCAATCCACGCCTGAGGAGTGGCTGGCCGGCATCATCACCGGTGCATCGCCGCTGGGGCTCAGTAAGGAGCACTTCGACTCGATATGGCATGAGGGCCGCGATCGAGCGTATCGGGCTGCTGGTACGGAACAGGCGACTATTCGCGCGGAGTTCTCTGAGCGGGGATTCGACCTGCCACCTGGCGCGCTGATCGCAACGTTGAATGCGAGCGAGATGCGCGCCAGTGACGCTATCGCCGATATCAACCGACAGCAGAACGTGCGTAATGCCGAGATCAAGCTGGATCTGCTCAAGTTTGCGGAAGAGCAGGCCATCGTACTTAAGCGCGGCATCATGGGCGAGATCGCCAGCTTCTATGGCCGGTGGATTGAGCTGATGAACCGGGATGTCGAGGTGGCCAGGACAAAGGCGCAGGCCTACGCCTCGCTCAGCTCTGCGCTGTCTTCGTATTACAACGTCGAGCTCGGGTTCGAGGAGTTGCGTCTGCGCGCGGCGCAGGGCCGCCTGGAGGTTGGTGTACAGCGCAGTCGCGCAGCTCAGCAGGAGGGCGAGGTACGGGCATCGCAGAACAGCTCCCTTGCGCAGGCTGCTCGAGCGATCGGCGATATCTCCGGCGCAGCAGCGAACGCGCAGTCGAGCCTGCAGGCCGACATCTTCAGCGGTACGGCATGAAGTCGTGCTGGCCCCCTGTAGGGTTTGATCACCACGGGGGGCGGGCGACAGCATGCGAGCATTCCACCAGAGGATTCAGCCATGTATGGCCTCAGACCACTTCCCCAGCGCCTGAATAGCGGCGGCCTTGTCAAAGGGCCAGGTACCGGCACATCCGATTCCATCGAAACTGAAGTGCCCGCAGGCAGTTACATCATGCCGGCCGATTCAACTGCTGCCATTGGCGAGCAGAAGCTCGGCGGCCTCGGCATCAGCCGTGAGATGCTCGAGCAGCATCGCAACCGGAAAGCGAACTCCCCGGGGCTTGGCCTCAACCTGCAGATGCTTCAGGACTATAAAGCCGGCAAGTTCCGCCAGCAGCCCGAAATGCCGGTAGCGCTGAGCAACGGTGAGTATGAGATGCCGCCAGAGCAGGTGCATGCGCTGGGCACGGCCGTGCTCGACCAGGTGAAGAATGCCACCCACACGCCAAGCAGCGGCGATGGCCAGGACGGGCCGCGGCAGTTCTTCGCCGATGGTGGGGCGGTGAGTGGTGGCAAGGGCTTTGGGCTGACCAAGCCGCCTAAACGCGAAGCGCCTCGCCTGGGTCTGCCGGGCTACAAGGCGCCGGCTAATGCTCAGCCCGCTGCCCAGGTTGGCGGTGGTTTCGGGTTGCGGCCTCTGCCAGAGAAGCCCAAACAGCCAGGCCTTGGCCTTGTAGGCCGTTCGCGTGAGATCGCGATCGAGCGCGGGTTGATTCCGCCAGACACAGAACGCCAGGCACTGGCCGACGGCGGGCTGGTGAAAAAAGAGGACAGCGCCGGGCTTGGCCGCATGGTCGGCGGCGCGTTGGGTGTGCCAGTTGCAGCGGCGCGCGAGTTCGCCAATGTGGCCGGTACCGCGGCCGCCAACTTGGGGCGTCGAGCGATCGGCGGTGAGCCGCTGCCACACCCTGGCTACCCGCGTACCACCGAGCTGGCCAAGCAAGTGGGCGAGGGCGCATCGGACTTCGCCGACGCCAACGTCAAACTGTTCAACGACACCCGGGAGGGGATCCGCAACACAGCTGGCGTGCCAGCGGCGGCGAGTACTCCGGCAGCGCCCGTCGCGCACACCACGCAAGCCCAGCAGCCGACTGCACCTGCAGCCCCAGGCCGGCAGCCGCTGACGCCTGGTCGCATCCAGGGCATGACGCGCCAGGTTCTTCCGCCGGCGTCGCCCGCCAGCGCGCCCGCCGTGGCTGCCACCCCGTCGCCGCTGGGTAACGGATATACCCAAGCCGGCAACGATATCGCCATGCGCAAAGGCGCAGGCGGTGACTGGGAGTTCAGCAATGACCCAGCAGACCTGAGCGGCGCGCGCACCATGCCCTCTGGTGGTATGGGCCGGGTCGGCGATCGGAAGGGCGGCACACTCTCGGTTGGTGAGCCTGGAGATGCTGCTCGAGCAATTCAGAGTTTTGATCGGGCGAACGAGATCCGCCGCGAGATGATTGCCGAAAGCCGGCGTGGCGAGATTGGTGAAGGTGGTGGCCGGATAACGGTGGTGCGCGATAGCTCAAGATCGCCAAGCATGGCAGATTTGCAGAATGCTCGCCTCGATGCGCGGCAGGCTGAAACGGAAGCCTCGCGACAGCAGACTCAGCAGGCCGGCGCGGATGGTGCCCTGCGTCGTGAATCGGAAGTGCAGCGGATGGGCACCGAGGGGCTGAACCAGCAGCGGATGCAGCAGCAGATCGCTGAGGGCGACCTGGGCATGCAGGATCGCCAGCGCCTCGACCAGCTCCGCTCGCAGATCAATGACCCAAGCTTGACCGAGCAGCAGCGCAACCAGGCGCTCGATGCCTACAACGCGCTATCGGTCACCCCTGACGCCCGGTTGAAAGCCCAGCAAGAAGCGAGCAGCCAGCAACAGCGGCTGATCGGCGACCTCTACAAGGCGTTCAGTGGAATGCAGGAGCGGCCAATGACTGGACCCGAGAACAGTCGGCGGGAGATGTCGTTCGAAGAATGGCTGCAGCCAGCGCTGCAGGCTATCCAGGGAGGCACCTCGTCTGTTCCTCAGGCCAATCCGCCGAGTGCGGCGGTACAGGCATTGAAGAGCAATCCGCAGCGTGCCGCTGAATTCGATCAGAAATATGGGCCGGGCTCAGCGGCTCGTTATCTGCAGAGCTGATTCTATTTCTCGTCGAATTGATCGAAGAAATTGGGTTCTGCCTTTGGATGCGGTTCGTTATAGATCCGATGGCACGCAGAACTGATCAGCTGCACGGCTCTGACAAATCGGGTGTCCCTGGACTTCTCCAGGGTGCACTCGCTGCCAGAGCGGTAGGAGGCGAACACTCCGCGGCTATCGCCCTGCGGCACCTTGGCCATGCCGCCCGGAAAGTCGGCCTCGCACATCACCACTGCCGCGGTGGTGGCTGCCTGGTTCTGTACGCCAGGCAGCTTGTCGAGCAGGCAGGTGGCGTAGTTGGCTGCTGACGTCAGTGCAGGAGATGAAAGTAAGAAGATAGCGATCAGTAAATTCTTCATCATATGCACTGAGAGATGAGAGGTCTAATTAGATTGTTGAAGTGAGTCGAGGTCTAGCTTAGTCGCTCAAGTTTTCCTATTAGGTCACGTACTTGCGCAATGTTGTATAAAGCCTTGCTCTTCTGCATTTGACCTTGAAGATTGTAGTCGCAAAGTGTGCGTTGTTTCTTCAGTTTCTCAAGTTGGTCAGAAATAGACCGTCCGGGCAAGCCGCGCGAAGCAATTCTCCGTGCCAACTCTGCATGGGAGCCAGCATCGCTAACTGGCATGCGAGGGATGTTCAGTTCGTCTGCACGATCACATGCTTTGTGATACAAGGCGTAGTAAGCCCTGCTCGTAGCGTTACGTAGCTCAAACTGCGTTAGCGTTTCACACGCTAGTTGAGTTTCCGCAAAATCAAGAAAGTCCCTGTAGGTTACGTCCATAAAGATCCCTAGCGTTTAGGCGTCACACCAATACTTATATGTTGTGCAAGAGAGTCTTCGAAGCGTACACAAATTGTATCCGATATTTCGTTATCTATTTCGATGAGTTTATCAATATCGAAGTCAAGTACGTACTCGAACAGAACTCCGAAATCACCGGTCTCTAAAGAAAATACTGATACAGGTGCGTACTTGTTAATTACCTCTGAGGCGACCTGAAGGCGATCAGCAAAATCGCGCTCATTCAAATCATTTTCAGTAATGTAATTGGCGGCCTGCATCGTCTGCTCAAATCTGATGTAGGCTTTGCCAGGAAGATCATCAATTTTTAGTTTGTCCAGATCGTATATTGCACGGCGTGCCGTAACAAACATACCCATCTGGGCACTAGAATTGAGCAGCGTCAATAAGCCGTGAGGATCACCGACTGGGTACTGGTTATCAATCATATCGACGAGCATTTGGGGACGCCCGAGCCTTGGCGCAAAACCAGCCCTAGCTCGGTACCAGGCCGCCGTTTTCCCGTACCAGCCCGAGTAAATATTGAGGGCACGTTGCACCCCTTCTTCGTCGAGCTTGAAGGCCCACATTGCAGCTTCGAGTAGCAGTGCATCCGGCTTGCACTCGAGAGCTGTCTGAAGCTTCTGAATATCACGAAACAGCCGTTTCCAAGCAAACTCGTTGATTTCCTGCCCACCCGACGTCAGGTCGCCCCACATCTCGTTGACACGTTCCGTGAGCTCATGGGTAACAGATGCCGGTGTGCCAGCCATGGCAGAGATCCGAAAGAGAAAGACTTAGCAAGCCTACCATATTGGCCAAATAATATTATCTGGATGGACGAACAGCATCTGACCCCCTGTAGGGTTCGACGCTGAATTCTACCGCTTCGAAACTCGCCTGACCGGGTGCTTGCGCTGGTCTTCCAGTGACATAGCGTCCGGTGTCGGTTCCTTTCGGGGAGCCGAAGCAGGCTAGGCTCGCTACCGAAAAGGGGATGGTTCGCACCGCCCACGCCCTCTGCCTGCTTACCCTTCTCGGGCGGGGAGGTGTGCGCAGTGAACAATGTTCTATCCATCCACTACGAAGGTCATCCAGTGCGGTTCAGCAGCGATGGCTGGATTGATGCCTCGTCGGCAGCAAAACGTTTCGGAAAGGAGCCAACTGGATGGCTACGGACCTTGGAAACCGTTGAATACGTTAGTGCTCTCGCAGAGGGCCTATTTGGTAAAGGTGTCTCTGAGACAGATTTAAATGATCTCCGTGCAATGAACTCCAGGGGCAAGGAAGCTAAAGCGCTGAACTTGAAGCTGGTGAAGTCGACAGGGCTGGTGATCACCAAGAGCGGGCGGGGCGGTGGCACCTGGTTGCACCCGAAACTGGCCGTAGCGTTCGCGCGCTGGCTTGATGTGCGTTTTGCGGTGTGGAGCGATTTGCACATTGACGCCCTGCTTCGCGGCGAGCTGACAGAGAAGCAGCGTTTCGATCAAGCATGCAAGCGTCTTGACGATGGAACGAAAGCGGCCAGCAAAAGCGGCCGTGACCTTGCGCTCTGGAAATTTCAGAAGCCGCCATTGGTGCGAGAGGTTGAGCATTGGAAAGAGCAACTGCAGCTGACGTTGGGCCTGGAACTGCCGTGATACCAGCAACCCCCTGTAGGGTTAGGCCCCACACCCATCGCCTCTGAAACTCCCGCTATTGCGGGAGTTTTCATTTGGAGGGTGTTGTGGCTAATTTCTTCGACGAGTTCGATTCGGGTGGACAGGCCCGCAATTTCTTTGACAGCTTCGACGACCCCAAGCCTCTACAGGCTGAGCCGAAGCAAAACACTTCCCTCATGGGTGACCTCGGTACTGACCTGAAGCGCGGTGTGCAGCAGATCCCTGGCGTGGCCACCGGTCTGGCGGATGTCGTAGCCGGCGCCGTGACCGGCCAGCGCTTCGTCGACGAGGCTGCTGACAGCCTGGGTGAGGCCACGGGCTTCCAGCCGAGCAAGTGGTCGGAAGAGGCGCGCGACGAGTACAGCCCGGCGCGCCAGGCCGGTACCGCCGAGATTGATCAGGCCTGGGAGGACGGCAGCGCCACCGATGTGGCAGGCGCCTATGCGCGTAACCCTGGGAATATTGCTGGCTTGGTCACCGAGTCCCTGCCGCAGATGCTGCTGGGCGGCGCTGTTGGCCGGGTAGGCCTCACTGCAGCCCGCGGCGCCGGCATGGTGGCAGCGCCGGCAACGGCGGCCCAGGCTGCGCGCCAAGCTGTGACGGCTGGTGCTGCAGGTGAGGGGGCGGTGATCGCCGGCGGCACGATGGATCAGATCGACCGGGAGGTCGACCCTCGGCGAGCCGCGGCAGCAGCTGCAGGTGCTGGTGTGATCGGCGGTGCGCTCAGTGGCTTTGGCGGCCGGCTGGCGCAAAAGGCTGGATTGATCGACGTGGAGACGGCGCTGGCCGGCGGCGTGAGTGCGGTGCCCGGCCAAGCGCCTGGGCTTGCAAGACGGGTTGCCGGTGGCGCACTGACCGAGGGCGTGCTCGAGGAGATGCCGCAATCGATCCAGGAGCAGATGCTGCAGAACTGGGCCGAACAGAAACCACTGATGCAGGGTGTCGCCCGGGCGGGTGTGGAAGGTGCGCTCGCTGGCTCGGCGATCGGCGGGGCGGTGAACGTTGCCCGGCGCCGGTCTGAAGAGATGGGCCTCGACCCCACAGCTGGGCCCTTGTCGTCGGCCGCGGCCACGGCAGTGGACAGCACGAGCACGCCGGTGCGCGACGCCACACGCGCCGGGTTGCTGGACGGTGCACCCGAGCCGCAGTCCGGCAGCGGGTACCAGCCGCTCAACCAGCAGCAGGCGCTGGCGCAGGAGATGTTCCCGACCGACGTAGATGCAGATGGCTCGCTGCGTTACTTCCGCTACGACCGTAACCTGCAAACGATGGTGGAGTTGCCGGAGAAGGACGCACTGGCGGCCGCCAAACAGCAATTGGACACCTGGGCGACGGAGGGCTTCGATCCGCAGGATGGCCGAGCGCTCGACGAGCTGGTGTCCCAGGTGGACGAAGACACCGGACCTGGCGGCGGCACCGGCATGGCTGCTGATGACCTCTCCCCCTATGAGCGCAACCAGCTTCGTGCGCTCGGCGTAACCGACGATCAGCTAGGACGCATGACCACGGCAGAGGCCCGCAGCATGCCGTTGCCTGAGGTTACCCAGGATTCCGGGCCGCTCCACGTCGAGGATGTGACTGAGCGCCCACCGCTTCCGACCGTTGAAATGGATACGGGCCCGCAGCAAGCCGAGCAGGTGCAGGGTGTGCCGGTGGCTGGCGATCCCGACTACGACATTCGCGTCCAGAAGAACGGCCGACCGTTCCGCGGTGAGCGTGATATTCGTTTGCAGAAGCTATTCAACGATTTGACCAAGGCTGGCGAGCGGCCGGTGGTGATGCAGCATGACGGCGGATGGGCAGTGGCCGTACCGCGTGCCCCTGTTGAACCGGCCGCTCCGCTGGGGCTGCCGGCGCCAAGCACCATGGTAGTGGATAGCCAGGGGCGTGCTGAGCGTGGGCCAGTGGCTCCGTCGGTGAGCCCCGCGAATCAGGTGCGGCCGCTTGGCGGCTCTGGCATGGAGCGGCAGGCGCCGGTGCGACAGATAGACTTACGCGCGCAAGAGGCGGCCACTTCGCCAAACAACAGCCTGCCTGAGCCCAGCGAAGCACAGATCGAGGCTGGCAACTACCGCAAGGGGCATATCCGCCTGGGTGGGATGGATATCACCATCGAGAACCCACGCGGTTCTGTGCGGCGCGGCAAGCGGCAAGACGGCAGTGAGTGGGCGCACGAAATGAGCGACCACTACGGGTATATCCGCCGGACTGAGGGCGCTGACGGCGAGCATGTCGACGTCTACGTCGGCCCCCGAGATGATGCGAGCCAGGTGTTCGTGGTCGACCAGCTGAACCAGGGCGATGAATTATTCGATGAACACAAGGTGATGATGAGCTATCCCAACCGGGATAGTGCGATCGCCGCGTACCAGTCGAATTTCGATGCGGGTTGGAAGGTCGGCCCGGTGACGGGGCTCTCGCCTGAGGCTTTCCGTGACTGGCTGCGTGATGGGGATCTGACCCGTCCCCTGCAGCCTGCTGAGGCTGCTAAACCTGTAGAGCGAAAGCCAGCGAAGCAGGCGCCTCGGAAAGAGAAGCCTGCCGATACCGTGCAGGCACCCGCAGAGGACGTTGGTGTTACACCTAAGTCGAACGCAGTCAATGCGCGTTTCCAGGTGGTGATGATCAACGAGCGAGACGGTGCCAAGGAGTATCTGTCGTTCGGTAGCCCGATGACGCAGGATCAGGCGATCAACTTCAAAAACCGTTTCACTAACCTGCCTTCGCGGCGCATCGAGCTGGAGCAGGTGCGCAATCCCGATCCAGTGGAAGTTGTAAACGCTGCGCCTGCTCAGGCTGCGGATCCAGGTTCGGCTTTGCCCGAGATTCTGTCGATGCCGCGCAAGCGCTATATCGACCGACGAGCCAAGGCGGATGGACTCAAGAAGGGATCGCCTGGTTACGATCAGGCCATCCAGCGGCTGCAGAACCAATACGAGGCTGATGTAGATCGCGCCTCTGCTGGGATCACGTTCGAGCAGTTCAATGCCCTGAACAGTGACAGCCCGGAAAGCCTGAACCGCCAGGCCTGGGAGGCACTGCGTCAGGAGTTCGGGCAGGCGTACTCGCGCAACAGCTACCGGATGGCGCCGGAGAAGCCCAAGGGGGCCCGCGCCGGGCAGCTCCGTATGGCAATCGCGCAGGTCGCCCGCGATTGGAGGAACGCACCGGCCGTGACGGTAGTGCAGTCCATCAAGGATCTGCCGACCCGCCAGCGGCAGCGCGTTGAGCGTGACGGTGCCTTCGACGTCGAGGGCATCTTCGCCGACGGCAAGGTCTACTTGGTGGCCGACAACCTCACCGGTGCACGGCATGCTGCGTTCGTGCTGCAGCACGAAGTACTTGGGCACGCAGGTCTACAGGGCGCCTATGGTCAGCGCCTGACGCCGCTGCTGATGAGCATCTACAGCAGCAATGCGCAGGTAAAGGCGCAGGCTGATTCGATGGTGCAGCGCCTTGGCTACACAAAAGCCGTGGCCACCGAAGAGGTGCTGGCCGACATGGCGGGTGCTGGCACCGTTGTCAGCCAGCCATTCTGGCAACGCCTGGTCACTGCCATGCGCAATACCTTCAGGTCTCTCGGACTGGGGGTGAACTGGACGGAGGGCGACATACAGGGGCTGTTGGCCAATGCCCGGGCCTATATCGAGAATGGCCGGCAACAGCGGGGCGCCCGGGCGGCGTTCTCCCGCAACGGCCGCTCAGGCCGCGGGCCGGAGTTGGCCGATGCACAAGGCCGCTTGCTGGCACCTAATGGGAAGCCATCACAGTTGAACCAGCGACAGTGGCACCAGGTGCGCAGCGACAACTTCAAACGCTGGTTCGGAGACTGGAAAGCTGCGTCGGCGATGGAGCGCCTGGCGGGCATGGTGCCTGTGCGTGTTCGTGTCCCAGACGACTGGCGAGGCCTGAGCATCGGCCAACTGCGCATTAAGGCCAAGCAAGCGATGCAGGATATCGCTCGCAGCAAAGAGCCGCTGGTGAACGACACGCTCGGCGAGGTGGCGGTCAGCAATAACACCGGTGTGCGTAAATTCATCAGTGGCGGTGCGGACCCGGCCAAGCTGCACTTGGCTGCAGATCTGCGGGAGACATTCCGCAAGGCGATTTACACCTCGTCCGAGGTGCCATCCGATAGCTCAGCAGAGCCGAACGTTCAGGCTTATGAGAAGCTGATCGCCCGTGCTGAGATAGATGGCAAGGACTTGGCGGTGGTGTTCACGGTGCAGCGCACCCGTGATGGGCGGCAGTTCTACAACGCCACCACCCTGGAATTCGGGCAAAAAGAAACCCCAGTAGTGTCTCCGAGGGATACCCCCATTGCTGGGGAACGCGCCACATCGGCCTATACCGGGGTTCCGTCCTCGGTGGATTCCACCGGGGTGCAGGCATTCTCACGCCGCGAGCTTGAACGCGTCAACCCGGATACCGTGTCCAAGGTGACAGACGGTAACGGCGAGCCGCTGGTTGTGTATCACGGTACTACCGGGGACTTCGACGCGTTCGCCCGGGAGACGATCGGTAGCAACATCGTACTGCCGCTCGATGCGCCCCGCGGCTTCTATTTCGCGAAGGATCAGGCCACCGCTGGCCGTTACGCCGCCGGCGAGGGTGCCAACGTAATGCCGGTATTCGTGGCCATCAAGAACCCCGCACCGAGCTTCGCGGACTTTAACGCCGACACGAGCTACGACGGCTTCATCAATACCAAGATCGTGGTGGCCCGCAATCCGCAGCAGGTGAAGAGTGCCACGGCCAACATCGGCACCTTTGACCCGGCCGAATCGGACATCCGTTACTCACGTGCGAGTCAGCGGGATACCGAGGCGCTGCGTAAACTCGGCCTTGCCAAGGTCGACGCGCAGAGCCTGCTGGACCAGGTGCGCAACATGACCCTCGGCGGCCTGCAGACCAAGATGCGCGAGTGGTCGGTACGGTCGGAGGAGGGTGTGTTCGATGGACTGGCCGGCATCCGCCGTGCCGAGGAGGCTGTGGGTGTGGCGGACGTGAACCAGCAGGGCTACGTCTCGGCCCGTATGGCCAGCGGCATTGCCGACGTAATGCACGGGGTTCTGCACTATGCGGCGCCGGAATGGCGCGACGGGATCGTGTCAGGTAAAGCGGACACCCGCGGCGTGCTGGATATCCTGGGCGACCTCGGCCCGGACAACCTGACGCCGTGGCTGGCCTGGCTGGGTGGTAAGCGTGCGCAGTTGCTGAAAGCGCAGGGGCGAGAAAACAACCTGACCGATGCCGAGATCGCCGAGCTGGTGGCCATGGGGCAGGGCAAGGAAGCATTGTTCGAAAAGACCTACCGTGAGTATGCCCAGGTGAACGAGGCTGTTCTGGATCTGGCGCAGGAAGCAGGGCTGATCGATCAGGACGCCCGCGTGAAGTGGCTCACCGACTATTACGTGCCGTTTTACCGCCAAGATGAAAGCGAGGGCATTTTTACCGCACCGCGCAGCAAGCGGGGGCTGTCGCATCAGACAGCTGCAATCAAGGCGCTGAAGGGCGGCGACCTGCCGACCAATGACCTGCTGGCCAACATGCTGTCGGGCTGGACGAAGCGAATCGATGCGTCGATGAAGAACAAAGCGCTGCTTGAGGTGGTGGGCAACTTGCAGGGTAGCGAGTTCCTGACTGACGAAAGCCCGCGCTGGCAGCAGGTGTTGATCTCCCGAGACCAGATTGCACAGCAGATCCGGAAGGATCGCAAAGCCTTGGCCCTGGCTGCCGACCTGCTCGACCTGCCGGCCGGAACCAATCCGATCAAGGTGGTGAACCAGCTGATGAAGCCCGAGAACGAAGGCTTCGAGAAGCTGTGGACGCGCGTGGCGCCGACCGACCCGGACATCATCCGGGTGCAGCGCGACGGCAAGAGCGAGTACTACCGGGTCAACGACGAGAGCCTGCTGCGCGGGCTGAAGTTCATGGAAGGCAGCATCTTCAACGACCCCATCACCAAGATCGGCCGAGCTTTCAAACGGATTCTCACCACGGGCGTGACGGCATCGCCTGACTTCATCCTGCGCAACTTCATCCGGGACGCGGCGCATGCCTGGGTGATCAACAAGGATGGCTTCACGCTTGGCAAAGACTCGATCAAGGGGATGCGCGACGCGTTGCGTGAGGATCAGGACTACCGCGATCTGATGTTCGCCGGCGGCAGCTTCCAGGGCGGCTATGTGCATGGTACTGACCCCGAGGCCTCGGCGCAGATCATCCGCCGGGCTCTTGAGAAGAAGGGCTTCACCCGCCGGCAGCAGGATGCCTACCTGGGCAGCCTGGTGAACACGCCTGCGAAAGCCGCTGCAATGCTCGGCCAGGGCTGGCAGAAATACCGGGAGCTGGGCGACAAGGTGGAGAACGCCAACCGGCTCAGCACCTACAAGGCCGCGATCGCCGCGGGTAAGTCCCGCCGCCAGGCCTCCTACGAAGCCAAGGATCTGATGGACTACAGCCTGCGCGGCAACTTCGCCGCAGCGCAGTGGTTCACCGACGTGGTGCCGTTCCTGAATGCCCGCCTGCAAGGCCTGTACAAGCTGGGACGTGCAGTGAAGGGTGACAAGACCCTGCTGGCCAAAGAAGTGGCGATGAAAGGTGGTTACATCGCTCTGTTCTCGCTGATGCTGGCGGGGCTGAACGACGATGACGAGCGCTATAAAGCCCTGATGGACTGGGACAAGGACATGCACTGGCACATATTCCTCGGCGACCAGCATTTCCGTATCCCCAAGCCGTTCGAGTTGGGGCTGGTGTTTGGTACCGTGCCCGAACGGATCCTGCACGCAATGACGGGTACCCAGGATGGCGGCGACTTGGCCAAGGCGGTATCGCACGGGGTGTTCGATACCCTGGCGTTCAACCCGGTACCGCAGTTCTATCAGCCGATCCGGGAGCTGCAGGCGAACCGCAACTTCTTCCGAGACTCGCCGATCGAGGACATGAGCGACGAAGGAAAGCTGCCAGAGGCGCGTTACGACGAGCGCACCAGTACCATCGGGCGCCTGGTTGGCCAGGTAACCGGGCCGATCGCTGGTGTATCGCCGAAGCAAGTTGACCACCTGGTCGCCGGCTACACCGGCACGCTTGGGCAATATGTGCTGGACATGTCGAGCCTGCTGGCCAGCGCTTTCAGCGATGCCGACCGGCCAGCTAGCCGTAGCGGTGACATCCCGATCCTGAAAGTCATTTACCAGGGCGATGCGCCGCGATCGACCAAGTACCAGTCCGAGTTCTACGACATGATGCGCGAAGCCGATCAGCTAAACCGCACCATCAAGTCATACCGGGAGGAGGGTCGCCTTGATGCGGCTGAGCAGCTTATGGGACAGAACCGCGAGAAGCTGCGGCACCGGCCGGCGCTGGGACTGGCGCGCAAGCAACTCGGTAATATCCGCAGCCAGATGGATGCCGTATACCGAGACACTGCGATGGCGCCAGAGCAGAAGCGGCAGCGGCTGGATGCGCTGCAGGTGAGAGCGAACGGAGTGGCTGAGCGGATCGTCAACCTGGCGGGAGGTGACTTCTAAAAGGCGCCGAGCAGCGCGGCGATGCCGACGACCCCGCCGCACAGCAATGCGAAGCCCCAGAACGTGGATTCTGCTGCTGCGCGCGTAGCGCGATCTGTACCCTTGTAGAGCGCGTAGCCGATGGCGATCAAAATACCCCCGGCTATTGGGTTCGCCAGCAGGGCGACCATGCCGAGCACGAGAAGGATGCCGCCGATCCAGACTTGGAGCATGGGGATGTCTCCCGGAAATGTCTGGTCAGTTTCGGGCATGGCGGCTCTCCGGGGAAGGGCCTCTTCAGGCTCTCTTCGGCAGGCTGACTACGTTTCCGCGCTCGAGCGCGTCGAGGTGATCGGCATACCACTGCATCATGATGCGGCGCTGCTCCAAGTACTTGGCCTTGTTGTACACGCCGGCCACGCCTGCTTTGGCATGGGAGAGCTGCGCCTCGATATGGTTTTCGTCGAAGCCGTGTTCATTCAGTGTTGTGCTCGCGATATGGCGGAAGCCGTGGCCAGTCTGCTCGCCCTGGTAACCCATGCGGCGCAGCGCCATGTTAAAGACCATGTTGCTTAGCGGCTTGGTGCGATCGTTGCGCCCAGGAAACAGCCTGTCGTAGGCGCCCGAATAGATCTGCAATTCCTTCAGCAGGTTGATCGATTGGGTGGCCAGAGGGACGATATGCTCTCGGCGTTTTTTCATGCGTTCGGCTGGTATTTCCCAGATTCCTTTATCCAGGTCGAACTCCGCCCACCTGGCTTCGCGCACCTCGCTCGGCCGCAGGCCGTTGATGATCAGCAGGCGCAGGCCAATGCGAACCACTCGGTTGGAATAGCTGCTCACTGCCTGTAGGAGCTTCGGTAGCTCGGCCTGGTCAACGTGGGCGTAGTTCTCCGATTTTTTCTTCTGCAGGAATTTGTCGAGGCCGTCGACGGGGTTATTCACGGCGCGGCCGGTGACCCTGGCCAGGTCGTAGATCTCTTTGCAGTAACGGCGCACGTTGGCCATCTGTTCGAGGATCCCCTGTTTTTCCATGCCGCGGAAAAGCTCCATCCACTCCATCGGAGTGAGATCGACGTATGAGCGCTTGCCTATCTTGGGGAAGACATGCAGTTCCAGCGCACCCATGACCCGCTTGGCGTAGCCATCGCCCCAGCCTTTGACTCGGGCGGCATACCATTCGCGTGCCAGCGGTTCGAAGGTGCTTTCGGCCTTCGCCTTCTCCTGGGCGACCTCAGCTTTGCGCTGTGTGGACGGGTCGATACCTTGTGCGATGAGCGCGCGCGCGGCGTGTGCTTTGTCCCGCGCCTGCGCACCCGATACGCTCGGGTAGGGGCCGAGGCCAAGCCATGACCTGGCCTTTGTCCCAGGCTTGGCATATCGAAGCTCCCACAATTTCTGGCCCGTAGGCTTCACTCGAAAGTACAGGCCCTGGCCATCGTGCTCGCGGTAGACGGTAGCCTCTGGCTCGAGGCTGGAAAGGGTGGTATCGGCCAT